ACCATACATTTCACACATTCTTTGTACAATCGGCATATCATAACTATTGATATTATAACCAGCCGCTATTGGGGCAGAAAATGAGGTCTTGTTGAAGTTAAATTTTTCGCAAAACTGGGTGAACTTTTGCCATACTACTTTTGGCGATGGTCCTTTAGATATTTGATCTCTTGTTTTTCTAGTAACTTCAAGAGCGCCTTCTTCTACTGGGTCAAAACCAGCCGCTATAGCCTTTTCGTCATCTACTATGCAACGTATATTACTTTCAAAAACTCCTCCGGGTTGTATTGTCAACTTTCTAGCATGTATAGCTACAGCGGCAATTTGTGTTGGTTGACACTTTAATGGATTCCTGCCAGTCGTTTCAAAATCAAACACGATTATATCCCGATGATTCATATAAATCTTTCTAAAAATGAGATTTTTCTTCTATTATTCCAGACTTGGTAATTTCATTGATTTCGCGTTTGATTTTAGATCGTTTATCATTCAACGTATAAACCATTCTTGCGCACTCTATATATTCACAAACTTTAGAAAAACGGTATACAGATTGTATAGCAGCATCTAAACGTGGTAGAAATACCTCATTATCTAGCTCGCGTATTTTATCTTCAATATCCCAAAGTTGCCGATTAACCGATAGTAAACTATCAAATAAAGGAAGTATCTCTTTTTCCCAATAACTCCACCACTCGGTAGACTTCATCCTTAGAAAATGCAATTCGCGATGGATATTCTCAAGTTTTTCTTGATCTTTAATTTTCTCAGACTTTATATTCAAAATAGTTAATTTGTCAATTACTTCACCATTAGAAACTTCTATTTCCATATTAGTTCCAATTCTTTCTAGACTTGAGTTCTAAGAATTTTTCTACAGCTTCATCAATACTAAAGAACAACTCATGAAACTTGTGCCGATCTGACCACACTTGGTACTTTGCTCGCGGTATAAAAGAATTTCCTCGCATAGCATCTTCAAGGTTGCACAAAGACACTCCGTTTGATTCTATGATAGCACCGTCAAAAATTACAGCCTTATAAACGTCTCGATTGTCAGTCATTTTCACAAATCTCCATTATCTTAGAAAGTAAATCAATTCCCAGAACATCAAATTTTATATGGCCTTGGTATTCCAAAGCATTCATTTCAAAAGCAACAATAGAATCTCCAGACTTATCACTTGTCATTGGACAAACTTCATTTAGCTTGTGTTTCGATATAATAACACCAGCAGGGTGTTTACCTTGAGACTTATTTGTTCCTTCTATTTTTATAGCTTGTTCAAACAAATTCGCCAAAGGACCATCAAGCTTTTCATTGTCATTATAGAAGCACCAATTCCTTAAATTATCTGGTTCATTTTCTAACGCCCACTTGATGATTGACTTTTCTTCCATAAGCTCTAACTGGTCAGAAATTTTAGCTTCGTCAGGAATACTATCTGTTATAGCATTCATTTCTGCGAATGACACAGCCTCATTGATTCTAAGAACTTCTTTTATGGCCGCTCTGCCTTGCAGTCTTCCAAATGTTATCATTTGAGATACGTTAGACGCTCCATATTTTTGTTTGATATAATCAATAACTTCGTCGCGGTGTTCGGCTGGTATATCCATATCAATATCTGGAATAGCCACGTTACCATCGGTGTTTCTTCCTTCATTATAAAACCTTTCGAAGATCAAATCATATTCTATTGGATCTACTTCAGTTATATCAAGTAGATAAGAAATAAGGCATCCTGCGGCACTGCCTCGTCCCGGACCAGCAAGCCAACCTTTTGATTTAACCCATCGAATGATATCTTGAACAATCAAGAAATAACCAGAAAGTTTAGCCTTGAATATAACCTTAAGTTCATGCTTTACTCTTTCTGCGTAAATACTCTTTTGTTCTTCTGTTGATATTTTTTTGAATGGAACTAATTTATTTTTCCAGCCACTTCTACAAAGTTCAGTCAAATACTCGTCTTCATCATAGCCAGTTGGACATTCAAAAGCAGGAAGCATAGGAGGTCCAGCAAGCTCGTAAGCTTCGCAAGCGTCAACTATTTTAGCGATATTTTTAGACCTGTCTAGAATTTCATCATTGGATGGTAAATACCATCTGTCATTATCATCAAAAAACTGGCTGTACTCGTTTACTTCCAGTAATTTAATTTTCTTTAGTGTTGTTTTTAGCTTACCACAAAGCATAATTCTATGACAATCTGCATCATTTTTTTCCACATAATAGATAGCTTCACTTGGATAATCTAGTTGAATATGGTTTGATTTAAATAGATTAGCAAAACCGTTTACAGATGGTGTTACACAAAGTACATTTCCATTTTTTGCTATTTCTTTTAAAACATCCAGTGTTTGGTTTGATACATATTTAACCAAGTCAAACCATCCGTTTTTGTTTTTAGCATAAAGAATGTATCCATCAAATTCGCACCCAATTATTGGCTTGATACCATATTTAGTGCAATTTTGATGAAAGTCAACTGCACCAGACAAGGTTCCAAAATCTGCGATTCCGCAAGATGTGTAACCATAATCAGCGCATTTTTTAGAAAGTTTATCAGGTTTGCAAAAACCGTGCTGCAAGCTAAAATGTGTTTTACAATTGATTGGATTCCAAGTCATTTAATTCATTCCTGCAAAAGTTAACATACCATGATCCGCAATACCTAGTTCCACCAGAATCTGCCCAATATGAACAAACATTATTCTCGGTATATTCAATTTTATCAGACGGTTTAACCGTTGACAAATATAGTAAATTTTTAAAGTTCTCTTTTTTGTTGTAAGTGATTTTATCTGGGTCTTTATGTAGATGTTGACATTTGACTAAATGGCACGGATTAATTAAATCAAATCCATTCTTCATCGCCACAAAAGATATTCTATTATCGCATTGCTGTTTGCCAAGGTAAAAACCTGAACAATCAACCATTTTTTGCGGTATTAGTTTTCTAAAAACCCACACATCTTGACTATATTCGTCATGTCCCTGAAGCTCATTTCGATTCCATCTGGTTATACATAAAAATTCATTTTCTCTGATGTTGTGAATATGTTTTATTGAATCATCAAAGTAGATATCACTGTTGGCAATTATGCAAATATGTCCAGATAGGTTACTATTGTAGTAATTAAAATAGTCTGCAAACTTCATTCTTGATTTTGTATAAGCAATTTCAATCTTTGGGCTGAATGCTATATCTGGATATTCGTCTAGACTATTTTCATAAAACAAAACAATTTTTTTGATATGTTCACAATCAATATTTCTTTGCAAAGAGTCCAGCAACTCTTTGTTTCTTTCTTCGAATTTTGACTTATAAAACTCAGTTAAAAGAACTATTTTAACCTCCGGGAGCTTGGTAGTATCCAATGTTATGTCCTTCTCTTGTGCATTTCTCTATAGTAGTATCGTGTCCAAAAGTTTTTAAATGTTCTTCAACATGTTCGCACATCGAAACATTTGTTCCGGGCCAATTTTTTTTATAAAAATCACAAAGTCTTGTGCATTTAAAACTTGTTCGATTACGAGAACATAAATTCGGCCTTGTGTTATTTTTGATTTCTGTAAATCTTTTTTCAAGCATCTCTAAAAATCTATCATGATCAGATTTGTCGAAGCACATACTAAATGGGCCTCCATCTCGTATGAAAAATATCGACATTATTGCTTGTTCATATTCAGGATAAAGTTGAGATATTGCATAATTATACAAAAGTAATTGCGGGTCATCAATTAGTTTTTCGTAAGTTTTTTCTTCGCCAGTCGCCCAGTTCTTTCTTTGTCCAGTCTTCCAGTCTATCACCTCGATTATACCATCATCTACCTTGGTTACAAGGTCTATTGTTCCTTTTATAGCTAATTGCCCTTCAACTTCTTTTCCGTCAATCATGTACTTAAATTTTGCCCACTCTTGAGTGATTGGTATATCAAAATGAGGCTCTGCTTGAATTATGTTTCTATTTCTAGGATCAAATTGACCCCCGTTGTAATCCAAAGCAATATCAGTTGATTCTTTACAGAACTTTTTATCTGCCGTAATATACTTATGAGTACAATTTGCTGTATAGTATTCATAGCTTTGATCAAGTAACTTAAAAACAAAAGCTTTTGTAAATAGAGTTTTGGGAGTAAAGTTTATTTTGCCCAAAGCGTCGTCGTTGATAAACAAACTTTTTTCATCTTGATTATCTTGAAGATGTTTTTTGCAGGAAGCAAGGCACTCCATAACTTTATGGACAATAGTGCCAAGCTGTGCCTTTTTACCAGAAGTCGATGTATGACCAAGAACGTAAGTTATAAAATACTGCATTTCGCAGTAATCGTAATTGTTATACGAAGAACTTCTGATGTATGTAACTATCATTATTTACCCTTTATGGTGTGAAGTCCTTTTGTATTGTTTGTAATTGTTTGCGCTCCAAGCCAACCCCACTCATCCAATTGAGTAATGATAGATTTGCAAACATCTAGAATTTCCATGTTTTGGTTATCGATAATAGCATCTAATATATCAGAATGTTGCTCAATAACACGTTCGCTTCCATGATCATCTTTAGACGGCTTGCGTGTTAAACCGATAACTTTTCCGCCAGCTTTTTGTATGGCCCGTATCTCGTTTTCAAATCTACAGTCATCCACAACTGCAAGCAAAGGCTCTTCTTGCTGTATATCTTTGATGGTTCGATTTACCCATATTGGCGAGTAAATCTTACGACATACTTCCGTTCCAAAAAACTGGAGGAATTCACGCACTGTCATTGGGCCTGCGGCGTGATAAGTTAGTTTAGAGTATTCCAAGGGCCAATCTTTAGGATTTGCATTTGCACTACACACATCCTGATAAATATCACAAAGTTCATCCGTGAGAACTCCGGGCATATTTTCCCATCGAAGATGTTCAACTAATTGATTTTTGTACGCCTCCGAGCCGTAAACCTGCTCGTAACTCAAATCGAACAACGTCATACCAATTTCTTTTAATGTATCGGCAAACGAATACTTTTTTACAAATGGCCACATATTATACATTGCCCACTCTACGAAATCAGGGTCTTTTCTTGATGTATCTAGAAATGTTTCGCCAATTTGAGTTTTTCCATCTTCAATGACTTCCGTTTTAACCACAAGTTTGCCATTTTCAGCAATTGCAAAATCTTGTACCACTTCTTGTGCGCGAAGCTGATACCCATGTAAAAAATTTGAAAAAGTAGATTTGCCAGCTTGTTTAGCTCCAGCAAATGCCAAAATTCTAGTTTTCATCAACAAGTCCTTTCAACTGAGGATATATTTCTGTTTTAATTTGTTCGACTGTTAAATCACCAATATCTTTTGTTGACCAGTTTGGTCTTATATAGTTAAATCTACGACCGCATTTATGCATTATTTGCTCTGCCGCTTTATTTCCTGCTTCGTCTTGATCTGTTAGTATTATGGCATTTAAAGCTCCACTTTGCTCTAGTAATATCAATTGATCGTCATTTAAACTACATCCAAATATTCCTACAGTAAAGTTTAATCCAGCTTCAAACGCCCTCCATACATCGCCCTGTCCTTCGACAATTGCGACCGTTCTTGTTTTCAATATACATTCTTTTGCAAGATTCATTCCATACAAAACATTCTTAGTGAAGTTTTTACTATGTAGCCATTTTGGATTTATATGCTCTTTGATTGATCTTCCAACGCATCCTACATAGTTAGAGCCCTCGTCATAAATTGGAACGACTACACGACCACTCATTGGCTGATTTTCTGTCAAACATTCTCCAACGTCAAATAAATTAAGAATTTCAGACGAGTATCCTCTGCGAATGTAATATTCAGAAGGTATTTGTATTCTATCTCTTATTTCTTCGCGAGAAATGTTAGATGTAGCTCTCGTTATTTTTCTATTGAAAATATCAAGACTCTTAGATTCTCTTACTTGCTTAACTTCCAATTCGTCGATATCTTTCGATATAAAGTCGCATAAAAAATTAGATGTTTCAATCATGGAAACTGGTTTGTTTTGTTTGTATGATAAACAACCCCGAACAAAACCAAAAAGATTATTTACATATTCTTCATGGCAGGAATGAGTCCAACAAGCCCAATTACCCTGATTACTAATTCCATCAGTAAAAATACAACAAGCCTCTGGATTATCGCCTCCATGCACTGGACATGGAAACGCTAGTCTATTTGGGTATTTAACATAGTCAATTTCAAGCTTTTCTAATAAATCATCAATCTTCAAAAAGACTTCATCACATAACGATGAGATCTTCTCCTTCGTTAATGTTGTCTGTTTCAAAACCTTCTTGTCTGACTTTATTGTTTTCGTGAATTTCATTTCTCGTTAAACCCTGTTCAATTCTTCCGTAACGACCATGCATCTTCATACTAATATAATCACCATCACACAACCCTTCGCCATGTCTAGAAACAACTGGTACAAGTTTTCTGTCACCATTGTTTACACCATCGGTTGCTTTTTCTTCATCTGATTTCAATTTAAAAATTGAAAAACTAGTACAAAGCCAAATCAAACGATCCGAACCAGAAACAGCGTCTGTGCTTTCTTTAGTGATACCATCTCTATTCAATTGTACAAAAGCTAAACATGGAACATCATACTTGACTGTAAAGTTATGCAGTTTAGTAATTTGAAAACCAAGCACTTGATACTCTTGCATAGCAGCGCTAATGCCTTCCGATCCCATTAGTTTGAGATAGTCATAAACTATCAAACAATCTTTTGTTTTTCCGTTTTCATCAAATCCAACATGCTGGTAAATCCATTTTCTTGTTTGACTGAGTATGTTCTCGAAAGACTCTCCAGAAATACTAATATAATGATATGGTATTTCTTTTAGTTTTTTTGCAGCGTTAAATACCTTCTCTTTATCTATTTCATTTTCAGTAAACTTTCCAGTAGAAATTCTATTGATTTCAACACCAGACAAGTTCGCGAGAATTCTATTATAATGATCTTCTTTAGACATTTCTGTATCAAGAACTAAAACAGGTACATTCAACTTGCTGGCTACATGCAAAGCGACCGCATCACCAAACATTGATTTGCCTACTTTTGGTCTTGCGGCGACAAGATCAACAGATTTTCTACGAAGACCTCCGCCAATCGCAGCATCATAAGCTGGAAAACCGCTAGATATTCCAACAAAATCAGATACGTTATTTGAAAGATATTCTAAGTATTCATCTAATCCCTCGCCAAGAGTTTGTGTTTTTTTGCTTGATGATTGGTATATATCGCTAGTTGCGTCAAGTAGAGGCTCTTCTATTTTAGATATAATATCAATAATATCTTCTTCGCCTGTCACTGAATTAAGTTCAGTTTCACAAGCTCGAAGGGTTTTCAGTAAATCTCTAGCCAATTTGAGCTTGGCTATTTTTGTAGCGTATGTTCCAATATTTGATTTGTGTATTGGAAAATTAAACAAAGATCTTATAAATGCTATTTCATCTTTGTTGTTTATTTGATCCGCAACGCCAAGATTATTCGCTGCCGAAAGAATGGACGATAGTTCGACTTGAGTATTTTCAGAAATTGACTTATAAATACAATCAAATATCAATTGATTCATGGGGTCTGTAAATGATCTAGAATCAATAAAATCTATATCTAGATATGCATCAAGACCGTGTTGGCAAAGTGCTGCCAGAACGGCTCTTTCTGAAGCTAAGTCTTCTAGTTTATTTTCTACTTTCTTAGGCATGAGTCACACACATAAAAATCGCGAGCATGTTGGGGATGAACCTGAACTTTTTTGTTGCAACGTGTACAAACTTGGTCTACTTGTTTGAAAGTTGGTCTTCGTCTTTCAGTTAGATTAACTTCTGGCGTTTTGTTTACTTCGTCACGATGTTCGCCAGTGTCTTTAAACTTATTAAAACGCCTGCCTTCTGTGACTGGTGTTTTTCTAACTTTGCTTTGTTCTTGCTTCATTACAAAAGAGTTGTCATTTTTTTCGCTAGTTTGTGGATTTCTTTTATAGGTAGGTTTCTCATTTTTTTCCGATTGTTGTTTAAGTATTTGTTGTAAAAGATCCGCAACCTGTTCCGGTGACAAAGAATCTACTATGCTTTTTAAATGTTCATTGTCCATACTTTCTCCTCGCTAAATTATTTAAAGTGTCCGCCATTTTCATCAATCTATCATGTTTCCCATCAAGCATTCTTACTCTAGCCTCTGCATGATTTTTAATCTTGAGTATCTCTGACGCGAGTGGATTTTCTTTTACAGCGGCGTAATACTTTTCTTGCCACTTTGAGTATTGACTGCCGTACTGGTTAATTACTCCACCTATTATAAACCAAATAGACGAATCCGCCCATTCTAAAACTGTTTTTTCTTTGGCTTTTATGGTTTCAATATATTCAGCATAAACATAAAGTTCATAAGCGTACATCATACATTCTTTATCGTTCAGCATTTTTAACCATTCGGAATTTCCATTTAGAATGGCATTCAATGTAGATTCATCTTTTGGCGGTTTCACTTCCTTGAGATGTTTAGAGAATTTCCAATCCTCTATGACTTGTAAAAATTCAGCTAATTTTTCTTCTCCAGTCATCTTCACTCTCGTTGTAATTGAATTCTATTATCTTAATTTCGTTTATATTACACCATTCGCGCTTATCCCTGTCTCTAGCCTGAGCGCGAAAGAATGATAATTTATCTTTAAAATGAAACTTGTTAAAGTTAAAGTGTTGTTGTCCATGTATTTCTACAACAAGATTCCTATTCGGAATAAAAAAATCAGCCCGAAGAGTTCCTTTTCTTCCTTGTGTTTTTGTTCCGGGTAAAGAAACCTCTTGTAGAATTCTATCATAAGGAAAACATATGTCAAGAATTATTTTTGCCTTTTCATGAAGTTTTGACCTTTTGGCTGAATCTGAGCCTGATTTTGGATTCCACTTATATGTATTCCCGTCTAAGCCTATTACTTTCATATTCAATCCTATCTAGCAGTAAATCAAAATTTTCTTCTAGCAGCAAAGAATAATCGTAGTTTACTTTCCCATATTGCTCATGAAATTCATTTATCTTTTTGTAAACATCGGTAAATTCATATCTTTGCACTATGATCATTGGCCATATTTTTGAGAAAACTCTATTCATCCAATTGTCTTGAACTATTGGAACTGTATTGCATAAAATGCATTCCCAAGTTCTAAACGTGTCGAGTCCGTTTCCAGTTGGCGCAATACAAAAATGATAAGAAGATAAAACTTCTGTAAATTGTTGCATAGAAAGTCTTTGCTCTTTTAAGATTGGCATACTAAGTTCTATGTCTTGATTTGCATACCGTTTCGGGAAATGGCAATCAATATACTTTTCACCCCAAGCCCACTCAGCTACCCGTATTCTGTACGGAGAAGTGATTGTAAAATTTGCGTAGCATAGTTTTTCTTTTTTGACATGTCTCAATTGATTTATATCTATTCCTTGCCAATCCTTTTTAAGGATGTTCAACGGAACTGGGTATATCTTTTCATGCAAAAGCTGACCCATGTTTGACATGAACCATCTTTTTACATTTGGCAGAACTGAATCTATTTCTAGATTAAGATACACTCCTCCGTGAGTTGCATCTTCAATAGTATAAGCGTATATGTTTTTAGATGTAATACTACATTGATTTTTCTTTATTCCCCAGTCTCCAGCATGTGTTACTAAAGTAGGAGAATTTTCATCGATATTGATATAACTCTGCATTGCTTCGTAAGTGTTTTTACGAGTTCCATTTTTTAAATCCTGTATGTTTATTTCCTTGCAACATTTGTATAAATTGCAGAAAAATTTTCCATCAATCTTACCTTCTTTTTGAAGACTCCAAAAATTCATGTTAAGTTTTCCTTTATCATCTTTTCTAGGGTATCAACAAGAACTGGATGAGATTTCAAAAAATCATATAGTTTATTTTGCCCCTGAAACTTAAAACCTTTTACTGAAAACAACTCTTCTTGATTTTCAACATTTATATCTGGAAAAATTTGTTTTGCTAAATCTTTATAAAGTTGAATAAAAGAACAAGTAAACCAAGCGCCGGATTTATCTATTAAACCGAGATCTAAAGCAAGCATTAAAATTTCCTGCGTTCGGTCAATCCCGTGGCCGTACTTGATATAACTCTGTACCTGTCCTCCCGGTGGTCCCATAGATGAACAAATAATTTTCCAGTTAACTACCTGACCAACTCGTTTACCTTCATCATCTTCCCAAAATTTAACTGCCGGGGTATTTTCTCCGCCGCCAGCAATTTCCATTCTTGTGTCAGCTTGATATTGAATTTTATTTCCACCATCAGCCATTTTAGCTTTACCAAAACCGGATGTATTCGCAATGTAATGAGTTATTGCAATAACAAGACCGCGTTGCCTCGGTAGTAACTGACCAACCTTCTTCGTGAATACAGAAAGAACCTTTGGTAATCCAGCGCGGCCAGCAGTGAAATCTCCATCAAGTTCTTTTTCTGGTATTAGCGACGATATAGAATCAATAATCAATACTGCCCCATAATTGTCAGAGTGACTCATCATCATATAAGCCCATTCAAGAAACTTCTCAGCTGGAATAGGTTTGTCTTCTGGAGCCATAATAAGCATCTTTTCAGGATCTAGTCCGTCCACTTGAAAATTCATATCCTTGAATCTTCCTTCTGCGTCAATATAAATTATGTTTCTTCCAAGCTTTTGGCAATTAGCGGCTATCTGCATTGCTGTAGTTGTATTGTGAGTAACATTAAAACTATCAGTTAAATAAAGATGGTCTTGGTGGTTAATAAAGATACATTGAGTTTCTTCTTTTCTAACAACTTCAACCTTCTTTATAGTTTTGAATAATTTTGGTTTTTTTCTTTTTGAATAGAAAATTTTACGACTAAGCTTAAAAAGCTTATTTACATCATTGCCTGATATATAAAGTCTAAAAGATTTAAATTCTTGACCATTGCATTTTGTCATTCTTTCTTTTGTTTTTACCATATACCCAAGCGAACGCAATAACTCTGCCACATGAATACTTAATAAGTATGACACAGTGCTGTATTCAGCAGACTTACCATTGTCATTATATCCGTCAGTATCCATCAGCCCACGAATTAATTCAAATCTATCATTAATAGATGAATAAAGATAGTTTTGTGGTATAAATTTTGTATGAGAGTTTTTACCCATAAGATTTAATGTTCTTAACTTATTAGTTAAATTATTAACATTTTTTTCATATCCAACAATAGAATAATCATATCTTGATCTATGATGAATTTCTAAGCCATTATTTTTTGCATAATATTTAAAAGCTTCTAAAATTTCATTATCTGATGTGGTAATAATAGGAGTTCCTTGTGACAACCCACCATCGCCAATTAAGCACCCCAGTATATACGGATCTATTTCAAGATTTTTACAGCCGAAATAAACAGGTTCACATATAGGAATTTTCCACTTTGCTCTATCGCTGTAAAATAAGCCTTCTTCTATTATCTGTCTCAATGGTAAAACTACCCATTCGTCATTTCTTCCGTGATAATTTTTGCATACTTTCCATAAGTGGTCTATCCCGCACTCCGCAAAAGTTCCATCATTAAATGTAACTCTATAAACATCTTTTAATCCCTGTGGATAAATACCGTTTATTTTCGCGAAGTCGCCATCTGGAGTACAAACCAAATCTCCAATTTTTAATGATCCCATTGTTTTAGGACCATCTGGTGTATAAACTGTAGATGTCAGTGGCTGATCTTTTCCGCTCTTAGGATCGCCGGTTAAAGTAACCCAACTACCTTCTTTTATTCCTCCTCCAAGAGCAATATCAATTGCTGGACCCACAGAAATAATTTCATAACTGCTTTTTTCTTTTAATACTTCTGTACCACTTTTAATTATCTGTCCATAATCTTTTGCTGACTTTTTAAGATAATCAGGTATTTTAGTTACTGCCATCTGCTTTCCTCAATTTGAAAAATAAACTTTTTTTATCTGGTAATGATTGTTTTGATTTGTATTCGCCTGTTGGTTGTTCTACTATCTTTTTTGGTTTTGCGTCTTCGGCATCTGTTATCTTCTTAGAATTTTCAATACCCTTTTTCACAAAATCTAACGGTAAAACAAAATTCTTACTTTTATGCAAAAACCCAAGCGAATAAACATTCGATCCGCTAGGGCTATTTAAATAATGAAGCACGGCTCTTTCTCCGTACTTATTTATTAGTTTATTGGCTACACGAATTTGTATTTCGTAGCTTTCTGTTTGATTCCAAAACTTATAAGCTAAACTTCCTTTGTTATCCTTTTCCGATTTTCTTATACATACAAGCTCGGCAATGTATTGCGCAGCACTACATGGTTGCCCTGTTGAGATACTGCTGAACTTCTTCGTGTTTTGCTTTTTCTGAGTCATGTTTAAATATCATGTGTTCAATGTTATTTTGTGTTATCAACCTTACGCTTTCAGCTTCTTCAAAAGCTGTTTCCGGCCAAGCAAACTTTCTGACATTGATATAATCACACTCATCCCTCAAAAGCGACACTGTTAAAAACTGAAAATCTCTAAACTCTCCACTCAAAGATTGATCTCTTGAGCATCCCCTACATATTGAAAAGCCATCTAGTCCATTGGGGTCTTCAAAAAAAATAAACTCTTTCATGCCGAACATATACAGTTTTATTCTAACTGGAACTACTTTATTTTCTTCGCAATAGTTCTTGAATCTTGTCCAGCAGTCGAGATAGTCTGGGCGTTCATAGTCACCGTAAATTGTCAAGCCATTTTGCATTTCGGCTGTCCAACTCATGTTTATTTTTACATGACATAAACAATGCATGTAATCATCAAAATTTGTACAAACTTCTGTTCTCATTTCTTTATCTTATGAATGAATTTATCGTATCTTGGACTAATTTTACTGGGGTCTTTCTTTTCTTTTGATTCATCTGCCGCCATAGAGGCCGCTTGAGTTGAAACAACAACTCCGCGTTCTGGCTTGCGCGCGTAAAGATTCTGGGCATCTGTTGCTTCTGGGGTTTTTGGCTCTTGGGAATATAGTTCATCTACAAATTTTTGAACAATAGGCAAGGACCGTTTTAGCTTCTCGGCCATTACAGTAACTTGCAAACCTTTGTAGTTTGTTTTGATATATTCTTTGTCTTCTCCAGATAATGGTCCCTTTTTCATTTCATCTCTCCGATAATAAAAGTCTTCGTGCCGTAGTAAAATGTATTCTGTTTTTAGTTTCCAAATATTTCAAAAAAGAGTTGAAAACTCTTTCACTAACTTTTCTATAGGAAAACATTTCAGAAACATGCTTTCTGCTTAAATTTGAATTTGCTTCATATGGGTCTATTAACTCTCCGCGACCAACCCTTACGAAGTAGTGGTATTGCAAATCAGTTACACTATATTTAACTTCAACCTTTTTAGCAAGCGATGAGTATTCTTCGCACTCTTTTGCCGCCTTGCCAAAGAATGTGACTTTTGTTTGTATTGGATCTGGTATTCCCATTTCTTTAAATAAAACTTCATCATCTGGATTTTGCATCTATATTCTCCAATATGTCTTTTACTTTTTTTATACAATCAGCTTCTGTTTCGCCTTTGATCAAAATTTGTGCTTTATTACTCATTCCATATTTCAATAATTCCGACTTGCTCAAAATAGATTCTCCCATAATACCTTGATTATCTAGCTCGCGAACATCAATTTTGAATGTCAAAACTGCAATATGAGGATTTGTTTTTCTAGGTTTTTCTGTTATTTGTTGAGTTACTGACTCGTAATGTTTTTTCAGTAGTTCAGTAAATTTTGCTTCGTATGGATTCAAGGCATTTCCCCAGTTTTTATATATTTAACTTGTTGTTCTGGCGTCATTGACTGAATTGCTCTATGTTCTTTTCTTTTCTTTTTTACTTCTTCGCTTACAGCGGTTTGAATTTTATCACTTTCTCTTTTAGTTTCTAGCTCATATTTGCCAATTTTGCTTGTATTTCGTTCTGCTAATTGGCCTATCGTTGTTGGTTCTCCGCGAACGAATACAGTTGGAGCGGAGATAAAAACTTTTTTAAGCGTTTCCTGTTCGCAAATTGGACATTTCAATATATTTGGTTCACTGGCACTTTGTCTTATTTCCGTGATATAGGCGCACGGCTCGCATTCAAAATCGTAAGTTGGCATTTTCCATCCTATCAAAAATAAAGGCTGCTGTATTTATAGTAATACAAAGCAGCCCATAAAACACAAAAAATCTAATGTTAACGCAGTCTACTTAAAACCCTTGATATTATTCCGTTTCTAACAATATCTGAATAATCGAGTTTGCAAATAGCTACACCCTCTAAGTCATCTAAAAGTTTCATGCATTCATGTAACCCGCCGTAATCACCGCCTCTTAAATCAGTTTGATCTAGGTCGCCATTTACTATAGCCTTGGAGTTTATTCCTATTCTAGTTAAAAACATTTTTATTTGCTCGAATGTAGCATTTTGACCTTCGTCTAGAATCATAAATGTATTATGAAAATTTCTTCCGCGCATATATTCTAGTGGGCAAATCTCTATTATATTTGAAGCCCGCATTAAATTGTATGTGTCTATACCAAGATATAGTTTCATTTCTTCGATTATTGGAACTAAATACGGTTGTACTTTTTCGGTTAAAGTTCCCGGTAAAAACCCAAGACCTCTACCAGATTCAACAACAGGTCGAGTTATAACTATTTTTTCAACTTTATTTGCAAGAATATATTCACAAGCTAAACCAACTGCAACCGCAGTTTTACCAGATCCGGCTGGACCAGAACAAAATGTTATGTCTGATTCTGCCATAGCTATAATGTAATTTTCTTGATTTTTTGTTTTTGGTTTTAATGTTTTACGAGAAGGTCTTACTGATTGTTTTTGCGCCTGCCTTTTTTTCGCCATTTATTTTTCCTTTACGGAATTATGACTTTGTAAAATAAAAATCACTGCTGTCATTCTGATAACTAAGAGTAGCTTCTACATTTCCACCCTCCGTATCTCCACCAGAGAAATCGAAACCAGTTAAATAATTGTCGGTTCCTAAATTCCATCTAAAAACAGATCCATCAACAACTGCTTTTAAATCTATAGTTCTATTTGTGTCGTAATAACTTGGGTCTATGTTTGGGCGACTTTCGTCATAATGTGATCGCATAACACCTATAAAAGAAGAAGTTACAGAAATTGGAACTTCTACAAGTTTGAATTGTTTTGTTCCGCTACTTCTATTCCAAGTTCCATTGTCCAGCAAATCTCTGTAATTCATTTCTATATTAATTTCGATTGACTGAAGACCATACACAGGTTTTCCATCAATAGAATTACCTATATTGAAAGCGTTTAAAACTTCTGTTGGAAGTGTCGATGCCGAGCCACCGCTAAAAGAAATATCCTGTCTTCTTATAGTTGCCCCATTTTGTGGCAGCGTAGAATTTAAATTTATAGTATCATTAGACTTGGTGTAAGAATGACTTTGAAAGGTCAAATTTTCAGTTATTGGACCATCAATTTTTATGCTATATGAAATAGAGGTCAGTATTGAATCATTGTAAGTAATTTTTGATATAGTTTGGTCATTTTTACTTATATGAGACTGACTATCTGGACCATAAATCAAAGATATATCTTTTGTGGGAGGAATTGGTCCTTTTAGGGTTGTCAATAATGGATGGGTTGCAGATGAATAAAAAAAAGAACCACTTCTAGGAATAACCCTAGAAATGGTAACTGTATATGACTGTTTTCCAAACCTATGTTTTTGCTGTCTTATTTTGGTATTATCTAACAGCATTTCTGTTGTTAAATCCCAGTTTACTCCAGCGCTTTGCACACCCTCAAAGTATACGCCATCTAACAGTATGGCTTGACAAGCATAAAAAATTCTATTATTCGGGGGTATAAATGGGTTTGGCATATGGTTGTACTAAAGTTCTAATTACTGGATACAAAATACTATACGCATTTTTTATTGTTAATTAACGTCTTTAACAAAAATACCATCAACCATTCTTCCTTTTCTATCCTTGATATCATCCCAAGCCTTAGCCAAACACTCCTCAAGATTTAGCTTATTTCGTTCAGCAATATTGATTAAAACTACTAACATATCTCCAATATCGTCACGAATATCGTTTCCCTTGCAAACACTATCGGACAGTTCTCCAAGTTCTTGTAGCAGTTTCAAAGTTTGATCTTTATCACTGCTTCCTTCGATGAGATTTCTGTCATAATGCCATTGTTTAACTTTAGAAATATAGTCTTCAAGATTATTCATTATTTTTACCTTTAATCGAAAAGTTCATCCAAAAGTCTTTGTACTAACCAAGAAACAATCGCCCCCATAATAATCATAAGCAAAACTGAGCCGTAAATTTTACGCTCTTCACCTGTATCAACGTTTTTTTTGACATAAGCTGTACATTCGCGCTTCATTTTTTTGATATCGACATTGGTCAAATTTGAAATGTCGTTTTCGTCAGAAAAATTATCCAGCCACTCTTTTGCTTTTTCTAAACATTTTTCAGCTAATTTTTTCCTGCTAGGACTATTTGCATATTTAGCATTTATTTCATCGTGCAAATTATTGTAATTCATTTGATTCTCCTTCTGGGTTATTTTCACCAAAAATCCAATCGTATCTAAAAGGAATATCTGGGAAATAATCGATTTGAAAAACTCCACTATTTTTTCTTAGAAGGATTGAATTAACAGTCAAAGACAACGAAACGTATTTGTTTACTTTTATTGTAGGCTTGCTATCAATAAAGGACACTAAAAAGCCTTCTTTATTTTGCTCTATCTTTACATTTATAGAGTCTTTGAACTTTACAGAAAATAATTCATTTGAAAAACCGTCTTTTGAAAAAATACTAGTTATTATGTCATAAGGGTTCATTTTTACCTCATTGATCAGTGATCATACAAAAAAATTCAAACATAAAACAAACTAAAAATAAAGCAACTATCATTTCCATTTAAAATTCCTATAAACTAAAAGTTTCCAGTTCTGCTAAACAGCGAAATTCTGTTCCGTCTATAACTTGATTCCACGATTTATGAAAGTGTCCAAAGATCCATAAATCAGGCTTGTGAATGCCCCACAAATGCTCTAGGAATTGACTGGTCATATCGGTATAGCCAGAACCCCATCCGTAAGTATCCATTATATTAGTACCCTTATTTCCATTGAAATGATTTAATATAATAGAGCTTGGGCAAGTATGACTAAATACCACGGTTGGTTTTTTGTTTTTCCATTTTTTTTCACAATCGCGCATTTCTTGATATGTAAGCTGTTCGTTAGCCCACCAAGAGCGACTGGCTGGATTTCTATTATTGTTTACCCAATCAGCAACTCTATAAACCAAATCGATACTTAATGCGCCGCCAATCCAGAATATATTGTGACCGTCAACATTAACTGGCCCATAACGTCCAGTCCAATATTTAACATCACCATGTAGCGAGTCATGTGGGTCGTGGTTTCCCTGACCAACTTTATGAAACTTGTGGTCAAGTTCAGAATAATTAAGCGCATTCCAAGCTTGCCCAAATCCAAAATCTCCAATTTGAAACGAAGATCTTGCATCTTTGACAAGATTGTAGTATTCGTTGAATTTTCCGTGAACATCACCAACAACTAGCATAACTGCCGCCTTTCTTTTAAAACAACTTCGTGTAGAAGTACTGCACATTTTCTCTTGGTTATATCTTCCGTTATATTTAATACTACTTCATATTTTGTTTCTTTATCGTTGATATCAAGCGGATCGATTTTCATTCCATCGAGATAAAAGTCAATACTCAAAAGTGTGTAATAAATACGATTCTTACCCAGCGATGATTCTATCAATGGCTCTACATTAGGAAATTTATATTCGACGCTATACACATAAAATTCTAACTCAATATCTCCATATGTCAACACCATATCGATATCTGGAGCATTAAATTCGTACCCATAAGAAAGTTTAATATTAAAGTTTTTAAGAGTCGGCTGAGCGGGTTGCTTATTTTCTTCTATTAGTTGCGGAAATGCAACCAATCCATAAGTGGCAGCAATTGATTTATTAAAAGTTCTTCTGTCCATTTTCTTTTCCTTCTAAAAGTTCACTAGCCAGTCGATGCAAACAATCTGGTTCGTGGTTATCTTGAGTAGATTTTTTATCGTAACCAAATTTATCATAATTTCCATAGTTACGATTGCAACTCTTTGATTAATTCATTGTAGCTCATTGTTGATATCCCCACGCTTCTAAAGTGTACTTAAATGGATTACCTTCAATATTCTTAACCAAATGCAACATTTGTTGAGCGATTTCGCGGATTTCAAGTTGTGCGTTTGGAGATAGTCTTAGTTTTAGAAAATTAGCAAAGCTACGCATATTAAACATAATGTCGCTCTGAATCTGACTGTTGTATGTTTTGAAGAAACGGGCCGATTCTTTGGCTCGCTTGCGACCAAGAACGGGCGATAAATCTTTTAAACAATCGTGATACAACTTATTTCCTATATTAGTATATTGTTCTAGTAATTTTATCCAGTCTTTATCATCATTAGAATCCCCAATTACTAATGCGTTTGTTTTAGCCATTATGCCTCGCCAGTCTTCCGGTAGATAATACTTATCTTCTTTTAGTTCTTTATACCGTGCAGACTCAGCATTGATACTGCTAATGCGATGTTTGAGTAAATGAATGTGCGTAGCAATATCTGTATCCACAAGAAAGTGAACAATCCCCTTTTCAAAAGGCGTTTCATGCCCATTCTCCCACAACATCTTAATTAGTTTACCAATACGGCCACGCTTTTCATCATTTAAATCGCGACTAGTAGAAGTCCACGCACTGCAAGCAATAATTTCATCGCTTCCATAATATCCATCAGGGCTCATAAGTTCAACTTTATTTTGCATAAATTTTCCCTCAAATCAAAATTAAAATTAAAAAGGCGAGGGGCTGGAGTCGAACCAGCACTGCTGTATTTAACATTAATCGTCATTTAAGTTAAATACTGCCAACCACTTGGCCCGCGCTTTATTTTACTTAGTCAAGAAACTTTTTTATATCTTCAAGAGCAATAAAATTAGCTCTTGGTTCGCCAATAATATTCTTGCTGCTTAAAACCCCTATTACGGTTTTATCTTCAGTAAGAAGTGGTCCTCCAGACATTCCATTCGTAACTTCCATTAATACAGCATATTCCATCCTCGGATTGTCTTTATATCTAGAATCTCTTGTAACGCTATTAACTTCCTTAATAACACCACTTGACTTATACAAGGTCCAAACACCTCTAGGAAAACCAAAACAAGTTACTTTTTGGTCAGCTTTACCGAAAGAGTCACTAAGTTTATAAAATTTATCATGCTCTTCTTCTATTCTTAGAAGGGCTAAATCTTTAGTGGCATCTTGTCTAACAACGAAAGCTTTAAAATACTTTCCATCAAATTCAATTCTAACATTATTTGCGTCATTTATTACATGGGCCGCAGTTAAAATTTCATTTTTTGAAATAAAAAAGCCAGATCCGCAAGCTCCGCCTCCGGTTTCCTTGTCTGGTTCACACCTTATAAAACATGTTTGACTATAAATACTCGAACAAATTAAAAAAACGGAAACAAGAGATAGAAACAAAACAGACGCAGTTCTTTGCAGAGCTTTCATAACACGCCTCCAAAATCTATGTCGTCAAGATCATTTTTACTAGCTCCTATTTTGTATGAGGTAATTTCATGTTCTTGCGGAGCAACTTGAACAGCCTCACTATTCATCCAGTGTTCTGTCCATCCTGCAATTGGATTTTTGCCAACATTTTCATAGGGCAATCCAATCGCTTTGCGTCTTGACATTACAAGCCAGTCGATGTACTGATGTAGTACAGTTTCGTTTAGACCTATAATCGAGCCATTCTTAAACAAATAAGATGCCCATTCCTTTTCCTCTTTTGCGGCTCTGTTAAACAGTTCACAAGCTGCTTCTTCGCATTGTTGTGACGTTTTAATAAAACCTTCCGATTCTTCGTTGTGTAAAATCTTCAGAATTTGCTGAGTATTTGCTAGATGTAACGCTTCATCTCGCTTGATTAGCTTGATTATATCTGCATTTCCAGCCATTTTCTTATTTTCAGCAAAAGCGAAGCTGCACACAAAACTAACATAAAAACGAACCGCTTCCAGAATATTTATACTCACAATAGTCATATAAATTTGTTTTTTTATGTCAGAAATTTTATTTGTATCACAAGTCATGCCCATCAAATTGTTGTAGTCTTCGATGGCGCTATTGGCCCTTTTCATGATTTCTCGATCTTCATAAATACCATCAAAGATTTCTTTGCTATCTGCGTAAACATTTTGAATGATATAGCTATAACTTTGAGAATGGATTTTTTCAAAGAATTGCCATGTCATCAAACACGCCTCAAGCTCGCTATTTGTTACATATTCCAACAGTGTTGGAACTCCGCGACAAATAACGCTATCCAACATTGTTTGATACTTAAGATTAGACGTAAAAATAAACTTTTCGTTCTCGGACATTTCCTTAAAATCGCCACGATCTTTTTTAAGTTCGATTTCTTCTGGTCGCCAAAAGTTCATCATTTGCTTGCTATCAAGCTCTTTGAATATAGGATACTTAATAATATCATATCTTTGAACCCCTAAATCTTTACCAAGGAAAAGTGGTTGAGTCATTGGGTCTACATTTACTGTGTTGAAAATAGTTTTCATTTATACCTCTTTAAATTGAACACGCGCCAGATTCGCAATTCATACCTTTTTCTGTATCACCATCACCATCTGGTGTGTTGGCATAGTAAAAATTCTTAAGCCCATACTTGTAACCGTAAATTTGATCTTTAATTAAAACGCTTAGTGGAATATTTCCCCCTTCGTAGTGAGCGTAATTATAGTATAAGTTTGTACTCATGCTCATATCAACAAACTTCTGAATAACTGCCGCAACATTCATTATCGGCTTGTTGGTTGTCATTTCCCAAGCTAAAGTGTAATAATTTTTTCGCATATGGTAATTTGGAACAAGTTGTTTTAAAACGCCGTTTTTGGCCTTTTTGAACAAAAGCAAGCTTCTGACTGGCTCGATACCGTTTGTGCTGTTCTGGATAACACTAGAAGACTCACACGGCATAATCGCTGAAAGTGTAGAATGACGCATACCGTATTTCTTAACACGTTGACGTAACTCTTCCCAATCCATATTGTACCTTGGAGCAACCAGTTCGTCAACTGTTTTTTTATACCAGTCAATTGGCATAAGACCCTTAGCGTATTTTGTGTCTTTAAACTTAGGACAGGCTCCTTTTTCTTTAGCTAATTCGCAACTAGCATTTATCAAATGCCATTGTATTTTCTCCATAACGCCATGAACCAAAGTCAAGGTTTCTTTGTCTTCATATTTTAATTTATTCTTTGCCAAAAATCCAGCCAGATTAGTAACACCAATACCCAAAGACCTACGATTCTTTGTAAAGTTTTCGCCTGCCAAAACTGGGTAGTCTTGATAATCAATAACTGCGTCCAGAGTTTTTACAGCTATCTTACAAACCTCTTCAAGATCACCTTCTTTTTCAAAAATTTCAAGAAGATTTAATGCAGACAAAATACAAATTCCAATTTCGCCGTTTGGGTCGTCGATAGATTTTATTGGCTTTGTGGGATGTACTATCTCACAGCAAAGATTGCTCATATAACATGGAATGTCCCATGAGCCGTGTTCATTTGCTGTATCCAGATTCATACTATAAATCCTACCAGTTTCTAGGCGTTCTCTGGCAAAAATTTCAGCAAGTTTACGTGCTGGTATTTTCTTTTTAAACTTCATCGAGCGAGCGTTTTCGTACTTCAAATAAAGCTCTTCAAACTTCTTATTGTTGCCAAAAGCTTCATAAAGACCCTTTGCTTCGTGTGGACTGAAAAGGGTTATATCTTGATTATTGATGAGTCGATCATAAAACAATTTGCAAAACTGAATTGAATAGTCAAGTTTTCGGACTCGGTTATCATCAGTTCCAGCATTGTTTTTCAGCACAATAATATCTTCAATTTCATAGTGCCACCAAGGGCAATAAACGGTTGCGCTTCCTCCACGAATTCCGTTTTGCGATGTTGACTTTACAACTGATTCAAAGTTTTTTAAATACGGAATAACTCCGGTGTGAATAACCTCTCCTCCACGAATAGGTGAGTTTATCGGGCGCATACGGCCTATATTAAGACCTATACCAGCCCTTCTAGCAGTATACTTTCCAACTGCATGAATACTTGAAAAAATACTATCCAGATTATCTTCTACGTCAACTAAAACACAGCTTGCAAATTGACGTATGTTTGTTCTAACTCCAGCCATGATTGGTGTTGGAAGGTTAATCTTGAATGTAGAATAACAATCATAAGCCTGTTTTACTTCTTCGACTGTATTAAAAAGACACATCGCTATGCACATATAAGCAAACTGTGGCGTTTCATAAATTTGTCCAGTGCTTCGATTCTTGACAAGATACTTATCAATCATTTGCTGCAAGCCAGCATATGTAAATAAATCGTCGCGGGTATGGTCAATATATTTACCAAAATCTTCAATCTGATCATTATCCCATTTCTTTTCCAATATCGGATCGTAGATTCCGTTATCAATATTTCTTTTTACAAACACAACAAAATCTACCGGATTGTAACGCTTGCCACAATTCCAGACTTCTTTTCTGAGTTGCATATTGAGTAATCTAGATGCTACATACTGGTAATTTGGCGTATGTATTGAAATAAGATCGTTTGCAGACTTAATCAATACTTGATGTATTTCCTTTGTAGAAATTCCATCATATATCGAAAGATTAGCATTCATTTCAACATCAGAAAAGGACACACCGTTAATTCCTTTGGTCGCCCACTCAACTACTTTATGAATTTTTTCCACAGAGAAATTTTCCTGTTCTCCGTTTACCTTTGTTACTTTCATTACAATACCTTTCTATATAAACTTTTATCTGGTAGAGTATTATACGCCTTTCCAGACCAAAAATCAATCAAAAAAAAGAAAACCTGCCGAGTTTTAAATCGACAGGCTTTCTATATATTTAGATAGTTGAACTATCTTACTAAATTTTCAACTTAGAAACAATCGTGTCTAGTTTAGAATTAATTTGAGTATGGATATTTTTACTATCCACGGCATACATTTTAAATTCGACCACGTTGCTAATAACTTCTTCCATTTTTGTTTCTACGCCAGCCACTCTATTTTCAATACCAGTCATTCTCTGACTAATCGAGTCATTTACCTTTTGTTCAAGAATAATAATTTGCTTACCTTGTTGAACAATAGTATAAACAACCCAAGAAAATAATGGTATTGCAAACATCCCTATTACTTCTGCTACATTTCTAATCAAAACCCAAGCTTCATTCATAATTGTACTCCGGTTTACAATGGAAGAATTAATAAACTACATACCTGTGATAGGCTTATAGTTGAAGAAGTCTCCGCCGCTAGAAATGTTTGTTGTTACAAAGTCAACCTTCATAACTAATTCACCCGGAATTGCGCGGGTTGGATTAGCAGCGCTATCGCTCTTTCGAGCAGTAGCACCACCAACTGGATTAATCATATCAAGATTGGTAGCGGTAACAGGTTTCGATGCTGCTGTACCAGCGGCATCAACCCAGTTGTAACGACGCTTGATCTTGCTGCCATTATCAAATACACCAAGCCAAGAGAACTCATTTGCTCGCCATTTAGTGAGCAATCGAGCGCCAAAGTCATGGATAAACTGATGAATAGCATTACGCTTTCCATTGTCTGAGCCGGGAATAAGAAGCTTAGTAGACGCAACACCAGCAATAGTAGTGCTGATTGTTCTAATAATGTACTTACCAGCTTCAAAATAAGCGAAAGCGCCACCAGAAACGATTTTCTGAGTTCCGTACATTCCGCTTGATCCCGGATAAGCCCTAAGAACAACACCATAAGATTTGACTACATCATCAACAGCATCCTTAACTAAAAATGCCTTGGTGATGACAGACCCCGTTGAGCCGTTAGCGTAAAGAGTTCCGCCTTGACGTTGAGAAGTAAAAGCGCCGCCGCCAGTATTTCTCAAATAGCTAGATTTTGGTTGCACAGCCATAGTTCGATCTCCGATTATATAATTAAAATAAACATAAAAAACTTTATTTCCCAGTTATCCAAAAGGAGATCCTATTCCTAAACTACTATACACAATTAAAATCAAGATTTATGCAAGTTTTTACATTCCGCAATAGCATTTTTGAACTTTCTACGGGCAGTTTCCCGAGAATAACCATTGGTTCTTCCAATTTCTTTCATGGTCATATTTTGGTAAAATTTTTGTTGCAAAATTTGAGTTGTTTCATCGTCAAGACTATTCAGTATATCAATAACCTCAAGCTTATCTTGGTAATTAACATCCTGTTTTTCAATATTTTCAAAGTTAAATTCGTTGCGTTTACTTTTGATTTTATTTTTGAAAGCGTAAGTAAGCTGTTGAAACAAGTAGGAAGTAAATTTTGTACCCTTCGACTCGTCAAACTTCTTTATACAGTTCCAAAGAGTATTCATTTTTATAGACTCTATATCGTCTATGTCGATATTATTCCTATATTTGTTAGATATCTTGTTCATTATACTTTTGACATCAGAATCGTTCCACTTTGCTTCAAATTCTTGATTAATATTATCCATCTTCGCCCCTTAAAATTATTCCACCAATTTTTTGTTTTAACTCTACTAACTGATTCAAACCATCCACGTATTTCTGATCAAAATTGTCAGAAACAACATAATCCAATTTACCCGTAGAAGCAACTAAAATAGACCAATATTTGTTATGTTTTAGCTGTTCTTTCATCAAAGCAACCGTTTCCGTTACTTCGTCTGTCATTACCTCCTTCTCGGTGAAAACGCAAAGCTTCTTTTCGATTTCTAATCTTACATCCTGAAAGTCGAATGTGCAAGGTATTCCTACACAAAAAGAATACCTTCCCATTATTTTCAAAGCCTCAATTCCATCAATATTTTCTTTTAGCGTTTTGTTTATTGATTGAGTGATGCTAAAATTTGTTGTTCCAATCCAGCAATCCCATCGGTCTGATGGCTTGAATGGAGAATCGATAGGAAAAACTCCAAATGGAGTATGCATTCCACTAAACTTTTCAGAATTAAGAAATATTGGCGTTCCGGTTCCCATTAAACCGTCTTCTCCAGACATGTTATTCAATTCTTCTTCTATTTTGTTTAGTTCTTCCGTGCATGAGTTTATGTATTCTTCTGCAACAGCATTCCAGCTTTTCCAGACTATTTTTTTGCTTGCCATAAACCTTCTCCAGTTATATTCGGTAAACTTGATCGGGAGCTATAACTACTTGATTATCATCGTTTTTGTTTAATTTTGAATCATAACTATTGATCAAATTAATTATTGCGATATAATCAGCTTCGCTATCATTTGATACGCACTGCTGTTTAATTTCTAGAAGAATTTCTTCGCTAAAATTAGCTAAAAGTAATCTGTAAAAAATAGAAGCCAAGCCAACGATTCCGTTTTCTCCCGGTGTCCAGTCGCAATTATAGGATATAAAACCCTGATTGTCAACAGTAATAGTCAACTGCGCAGAAATATTTTCGTTGTTACTGCCTTCTTCAAATTGATCTGGGGACTGCGATGATTGGTGTTGTATATCGCTCATCTATGTTTATTTCCTCAATTGATAGCATTTTAGAATTATTTTTTGTGCCGATGATTCCATTTTGGATAACGCATGTGTAAATTGCTTCACACTCATCAGAGCCTTTTTCGTGAAAAAGTTTGCTGATAGTTGGGCAAAGAAAGTCTGGAGACAATGATGTGTGATTTGATAGTATTTCTTTTATTGTATCTTCAACTGTTTTTGTTGAGATATATCCACTAGGAAACTTTCCATTTTTGTCAACTAAAATTTTCGTTGGAGGTATACCTTGTCTAAAATAAGGAATTGTTTCTATTACAATTAGGGTTATTTTAGTTTTCATTTACCTCTTCTTGAACTTCGGTATTATTCATTTCGTCCATCTGTCCTTTTAACTTTAGCAAATTCTGAAGTACGGTTTCATGTTTTGTATATTCGTAAATAGCTTTAGAAGCCCTGTTTACAGACCCTTCGTGGGTTGGGTTTGCTAGTACGCTATTTATTTCAAATGTTTGTTGTTTCATCGCACAACGGCACTCGTCTATCAAAACATCAATTATATTCATAAGTTCCTTTCAATTTTAAAAAACGGGGCCGAAGCCCCGTTTTATTGTTATAAAGATAAGCAATAAGCCAACCCCCTAAAAGTATCAGATATTGCAGATTTTTCTTTATCTGTAGCAATATGGTTTTCTATTCCTAAAACTGAGCCAAAAAGTTTGTCCAACGACCCAGAAAATCCTTGGTATTTACCCTTCAAAGAGTCGCCAAAAATATTTTTTGCCGCCTGAACATAAACATCGTTAATCTGCTGTGCGTCAGCGGAATAAGACGTTACTCTTTTTGAAAAGGTGTTGTTGAAAATGCACAATTTAATTTTATCGCTAGGGTCTGTGACTAAATCTGCCGTTGATTTGACAGTATTAAAAACTTCATCAGATGGCTTATCTATTTGAACCACTTGTTTTGGAATTTTTTTATCGATTTTTGGAATAAGATTTACTAAATTATTCCAAAAAAGACCAACCGAAACCAAACACAAACCAATAACTAGCCGTGTGCCATTATTCATTTTAACCTCTTATGGGTTAGGATTATATTTGCTCATTATATTATCAACAGGATTTCCTTTTTTTGCCAAAAGAGGGAAAACTTCGATTAACTTTACTGAAGCTTCATTTAAATTAGCTTTTCTGCAAGCCTCTTCTAAACTTTCCCATTTATGAACTATATCAGTTAAACTGTAAGTTTCATAACCATCATTATCTTTAGGCGCATCTTTCCGCTTATTCAAAAAGGAAGTTAAATATGGCGTTACAGCCGGAAGAGCTATTAAAACACCAACAATTAAAAATACCCATTGAATAGGACTTATATCTGATAAATTCATTACTTGGTTTCCCTAATCGTGTCCCCAATAACCCAAGCTACAACAATTGTAACAAAACCAACAAGCTGTTCTTGATTGAGAGTAATGCCAAAAGCCTCGGAAGCAACAATAGAGCTTAAAGCAACGGCTGAAACCCAAAATCTTCTCGACGTAAGTAAAGCTTTCCACTTTTCCATTATGTTTCTCCTTTGAGAAAAAATTAATAACCAAACACACTATTTAAAACATCTTTTCTAGTATAATCTGATTTGGTTATCAGAATGTTAGAATTTATGTTTCCACAATTATCACAAGCTCCATCTATTACCTGCGAAGATTCTCCGCTGCTATGGTATGGACATGGCGAAATATGTCCGTCTCCTTGTACTATTTTTCCGGTTCCTTTGCAAATACATTTTGCTGCATCTGGATCTGGGCCGACTGGTTTATTATCGTCAGGCTTTGGATTATTCTTTAGAATTTTAGATTCCGCTTCATTAAAAGCCTTTTCTGTCTGTGTTATTATATTAGTTATTTCATCATTTGTCAAGGCGGAATTTGAAATTTTATCATGATTTGTAAAAAAAACAAAAGCTGCAATAATTATCGCGCCTATTATGGCTCTTTGCTGAATATTCATTAGAAAACCTCGCTATTGTTGTAAATAATTTTTCTTGGAGGAAATCCGTTTACATCGCTAAATACCCAAGAACCTCCTTCTGCAAGCATTCCTCTCGCATCAGCTTCTCTGATCCAAAAACTTCCTTCTGGCTGATCGTGAATTTTTGGTCCACTATTCCACATGCCCCAACTGTTTTGAACTAAAAATAAGATTTCATTGAATCTTTCACGGGTATCATCACAAGCTATCCAAGCCATCGCGTGCGCCCATTGCCCGGATCTTTTAGCAATTCCATTGGAATCTCGTTTGCTGGAAAACCCAAAACCAGAACAAACAGAAAGAGCGTAACCATTTGCTAAAGCATCTCTTGCTTCTTCAACTGTTCTTACATTTGATACTGTTTTAACTTGATGTTTTTGTGCTTCTATTTTATAAACAGACTCTGGAATTCTACTGTTCGCTCCAAGGCTTGAGTTGTATACAGAAAGATTTACTGCCCCATAATCCTTTCTAAGGAGAATACCTCCAGTTTGATTTACATATCTAGCCGCTCCAGAACATGTCATTCCTTGACCATTATGACCGCGAGACTGGTATATTCCTTCGGTTGCTCCGCGAGCAATAAAATCTTCCTTATCTCCATTTTTAATTTCTACAGCGCGCGTTACATCGATTGCATTTCTAGTTGCATGACTGACACAATCGCCAGTGGTTTGACTTTCCGATGGGCCAAAATCTGGATCAAAATCAATCAAACATTTATATGGCAAACTTAATTTATCTTTACCACTATTTTTAAGATCATATGCAGCAGCACCAAAAATTGGCATCGGAAGCTCACCAAGAAGCTTTTTTACATCTTCTTCGTCACAAATAGCCCCAACGAAACCATTACGATAAAGATCGAGAATTTTTCGGGATGTTTGAAAACTAGAGTCCATTTAATAACTCCTGTACTGAATTTTGCCAACTAAATTGAATTGAAGTATCAATGCCTTTAGTATTTAATTTGTGGGAACCTTCTTGTTTTTGTTTATGTATGGTTCGCATATAACTAATTACTTGTTCTTTAGATTTTTTTTGCAGACTTGCCCATTCTCCGTAAGATCCTGAAAAAAATACTCCATCAAAAGCTGGCTCGAAACCTTCTGGGTCAACTAAATGACAATTATTATTGTTACAAAATTCTGTGTGCGCTGAATAGTTTGTGGCTATTACCTGTTTACCGCAAGACATCATTTCTAGTAACTCCAGATTCCAACCTTCTGCTCTAGCTGGAAAAACACCGCAATCTGTTTGCTTCATGATATTATACACATCTTTGTGAGTTTTTTGCCTTGGAATAAATCTAATCTTGTGTCCAAGCGGTGAATTTTTGTATAGATTCATCCATTTTTCGTTGTTTTGCCCAATAAATGGGTTATCACACATCATCCAAAGTTCTACATTATCGTTTGGCCCGAACGCATAATTGAAGCACTCCAAAAGAATATCGTGACCTTTACGTTTTTCCCATTTTCCACAGTTAAAAAATACTGTTGTTTTTCTACTGGATAAACATGGCTGAAAAACATCTGAATCAACGCCAAGTGGAACTACATGAACGGCAGGAGAACTCCATCCCCTTTGGTTGTAAAGTACATCTTTAGCCCATTCTGAGCAAACAAAAAGCTTGTCACAATGCGACATGCTAAGTTTTTCTTCGTTGGAAAACTCAGTAAGTTCAAAAATGGGAAAACCCACATGTAAACCTTTCCCAATAAAAGAATGTACATCATTTTGATGCCAGATTTTAACGCATGGAGAATTTGGGAAATTTGCAGACCTATTATTCATTCCTGTCTGAACGTATTCGTCTACAAACTCTGGCTGAGAAATAGGATAAAGGGCAGTGGATGGATGAAGTTGATATAACTCTTTGAATAAATTGTATCCAGCTACCCCATATCCAAGACTATTGATAGGAGCTATCAGTTTGATATGATTCAAAATACACCATTAGAAAAAATAACAATAAACAAACGTTAGAATAAAACCAACTAAAACACCACAAACAAAGGAATAAAAACAGGCGTGGGACTTTTTTTCTTTAGGTAAATCCTCTTTATTCTTATCTGCTCTTTCGGAAGCTACGGCAAGTTGAAACTCAGAAAAAAGATAATGTTTATCATTTTCATCCTTGGTGTGATAATAAAATGGATTGGATGTTTTGTAACCATCTTTATTTTCAACTTTGATAAGCATAGTATCACCCCTTTAATCATAAACTGACCAATTGCTCCAAAAGACATTACTTTTACTTTGTTTTTTTGTATACGTTATAAGCTAATTCTACAGAAAGTCTAAGCAACGATAAAGATACATTTCCAGCAGATTGAGCTTTTAAAATTTCGATAGCTATTGTAAACAGCATATCTGGTATTGGAAGTTCGTAAACCTGTTTAGCAAGTTTATGAAAGTCTTCAAGTACACCTTCAAACTTTTTCAAGAATGCTAATATTGTTTCATATACATCAGCTTCATCGCCATTTTTAGCAGCCAAACTTCTAAGAGCCGGTTTTAACTCTTCATCTATTTGCTTTACTATTGGAAAAGACTTGTTGAATAACGTATCTGCGCTTTCAAGTATTTCTATTACTTTAAGCTCTTTACTTCCAACAAACCAACCAAGAAACCATGTTTTAATTGAGGTCCAAATATTCATTTTAACTCCAGTCTTTGTATTGTTTTAACCTATCTTCTATTCTTGATTTTTCTTGATAAAAACAAGCTTCGCAGTGAGTTGAGTATTTTCCTTTCCAAACAGAAAGAGGCCAAGCGTATTCATCAAAGAATACTTTTACTGTATTCCAAAATGGTTTATCTTGTAATCTCCAAGCCTTACTGCAAAGCATTTCATCAGCATCATTTTCAGAGGCGTCTTCTGTAAATGAACTTATTATTACATTAGCAAGTTGTGAAATTATAATAAGAATTGCTATTAATCTTTGCATATATCACCAGCTACGACACGCCCAATAACGTGCTTTCCAGCGTGGACCGGGATTTGTATCGCATCTGTGCCTTGCTCTAAAAGATTTTCTACGCTCTGGATCGTCTCTTTTTATGTCAGTTGTAGGGTCGCCAAAACGAACAATAACTACCTTACCACTATCATTTCGCGTATAAACAGCAAACTTCTTAGGGCCGTCAGGGGTTCTAAATGGCTTGTTTAGTTTGACTTTTCGACCTTGATACTCTGATGATTTACCCTTATAAACAAGCATAGTACCATCTTTTTTGTAGTTACCTTGACGAATATAAGAATAACGCTCGCCAGTTTTAGGGTTTTCGTAAACAAACTTACTTTGAGCTTGTTTCCATGCGTCTGGTTTTGGACGATCTTTATCTCCGCGTTTTGCTGGCTTGTAGTCTTTACCTTCTCTTTCGCGCTTTCTACGAATGTTTTCCCAGAGACCCGGAAGTTCTTTAGAAGCATCAATTTCTTCTACATCATCCTCTTCATCGTCTTCCTCGTCCTCCTCGGTATCATCTTCTTCATCTTCTTCTTCAAGAGTAACTTTAATACTGGCGATACTTAGGTATTCATCTTCGCTTGGAATGTAAAAATTATCTTCATTTACATCTTCAGTATAACCAAATTCTTCAACACTATACTGCAAGTCGGCAGAAGCTACTGCCGAAAGACCTTCGCAAGCCTTGGACATGCAAACAGCAATTCTTTGTTGACGATCTGGAAATTCATCAGAAACTTTATTGTCTGACATACATCTAGAAATGTAATTTTCGCGAGACTCATCTTCGCGTCGTGTCGGAAGTGGCATATATAAACCCTTATATAAAAAGATCAGGAAACAATTTGTACTTTAAGTCTTCCCATAAAACACTGGAAATAGTCATTGATGCCTCATTATCACTTGGATAGTGAACACCTTGCAAGCACCTTGCTTCACCAACAGTACCAACAAGACTAAAAAACTCACCAGATAATTCTGGATATTTGGCAGAAAAAAGATGCGCGGCTAATGCGGCATAAAGAGTATGCCCAGATGGGTAAGCTGGCGTTTGATGTGTTTTGGTTGTTATTACGTTTACATTTATACCAAAATACGGGGCTAGTTGCTGTGGTCTTGGTCTATTAAACTTTGCTTTTAAATTAAATACTATTGGTCTACATATATTCCATAATTTTACAAAACCGTCTTCATTTAGTTTGATGTTATTTTTTCTTGCTACATTTCTAAATAAGTCTAAAGATTCTATGTCAACAACTTTCACCAACTCTTTTTCCGCTGGCGATAAAACTCTTGTCAATTTTTCTAGATACCTAAGCTCACTTATAGTTATATCGCTAGTATTTTCTGGCGGTTTTGGTAAAGCGTTTTGCCATCCAACCTCTATCAAGCTACTAACCTTTTGAGTTTCGGGCGTATCTGAATATTTTAGCGAATTTACTTTAGTTCGTATTTGCTGGGCAACTTCGAATATTTTCATTGCTTTTTACCAAATTTGTTTATTAAAAACTGAACTTCTGCGGGACAAAGTTTATCAATATTACCATTGATGTTGAACGCGCAGTTTTTATCGTTGCTATGTCCCCACTTATCTGCTTGAGGGTTTGCTTTATAGTTAAGATAATGAAAAAATTCATGTATAACTACACTTCTACAGTTTACTGGCTGAACTGGTCTTGTTTTGCTTATTAGCATGGTATTTCCATCCATAACAGCAAGAGCATTGTATGGAACTTTATTAGAAAACTTTATAGTAATTTGGTAGCTTCCTTTGCCAGACCAAGGCTTGACTTGCATTTTTGAATGCCTGTTTATCTCTGCGAAAGATTCTTGAATCAACTTATTAGTTTGCTCTTTTGTAGTTCCGGGCCAATTAAATCCGCCTTTACTGTAACCACTATAAGAATAGTAATACGTTTGAGCAGATGTTGAAGCTACAAATAAAACAAAAAATAATAAAGACAGCAAATATTTGTACATGATACACCATTTTGGGTTGTTGAAGATATATTATTATGTACGCATTTTATGGATATGGGCAATACAATCTTGCAATAATTCTTCAGCGGTATTGTATTGTTGTTTATTAGCTATTTTTTCAGCCAAATCACGACCTTGACTTTTATGAATTCCTAATACTCTCAAACCGGATACAGCATCAGAAATAATCGATGCTTCTGTAAGTTGCTTTACAACAGTAGTGACTTTAGGAGTAGCTGCAACTTTAGTCTTAATCGGTTTTACCGGCTGGGTTTTTGGAGCTTTTGGAGTTTTTGGAGTTTTTGGTACTGTTTTGTAAACTGTTCTATCGCGGTAAACAGTCACTGGAACCTGAACCTCTTTTTCTACTCTAATTACTTTTACGTTAGCCCCGAAAGTGTTAATTGTCCATAAAATCATCTTGAGCCACAACGGAGTCAAAAAAACGGCCAGATAAAACAAAGCCAAATCAGAATTCCAAGTCCCAGTATTTTGCATCGCCAATCCTCCAAACTTCTTAAAAACACTATTCTACAATAGGATTTCTGAATGTCAAGCCCTTGTTTTGTATTCGTCTTATTTCGTCTTCAAGCTTGAATGTTTCGTTCTCGATTTGTCTTTTTTGTGTGTTTTTTAAAAGACGTTTTAGTCTTTTAGTCTTATTTTGCTCGTTTCTTTTTAATTGTTTTGATCGTTTCTTTTTACCATTCTTTAATTGTTTTTGTTGTTTAGATTTATTCGGTTTTTGCATTTTTTTATTCCCCTTAATTTAACCACCATTTTTTCTTAACTTTTTCTAAAGTTTTAGTCTTTACTATTATCCAGTTATTATCAAATTCATCGTTTACGAATTCTTCGCTTTGTTCACACATTAGGATATTTCTAGCGCAATAATAAAACTTTTTGGAGTTTAACTTTAGTGTTCTTGCTAAATGAAACCAACTTGTGTTTACTAAATGTACTTCGGAAGCATTCTCAATAACTGTCTGCCAATCATAAATTAAAGTATCTTTCCAGAAATCATATTCTAGCGGGTTAATAATTTTAAGATTAGTATTAATTTTAAATTCATATTTTGATGAACGAGAATCATTTACTACGAATGCATATGGTTTACTAATATTTAACTTTTCAAATATCTTTTTTTCAACTACTAAATCTCTTGGTATTTGTTGATATTGATATCTTTTTTCGTATGGAACTCCAATTATACCATAAAATACCCTTGGGAATATTACATTATCCGGTAATTTCATTTTAATTTGAAATTTTTTCCAATCATCAACAGATGGATAAAAACATCTATTGTATGGTTTAAATTCATAGTCATTGTGCTGCTTTGTTATTTCTTCATATGCCGCACTCATTCTAAGTATACCTTGTCTAGAACTTGCTATTGATGGTTTAGTATAAATTTCAATATTTGCACAATTTTTATAAAGAAATTCAGCGTGTTTTTTTCTATTTTCCCATGTAACAAACCAAACCGTGTCATAAACTTCAGCTAAGTATCTTACCGCACCATTCATTATGATTTGATCACCAAGACCTGTATTGTGACCTATAACTATTCCTGTTTTCATATGCAATCCGATTAGTACGAGTAAGACAAACCTATAAAAAAAGATACCCCTATTAAAAGGGTATCTCAATTTCCTCTAGAGTATTATGGATTGACTCTAGTCTAAATTATTATAATCTTGATTGCTATTAAGTTGCTCAAGTTTTCTCAAAATTTTTTCTCTATTTTTATCAAGCTTCTTTCTTCGTTTATCTACCTGACGTAGTTCGGAAGAATTTTGCTCTAGAGAATAAGATCGCTCTTGCAATAAACTAAGCCTAAGCTCAATATCTCTCAACGCATTTATCAAGTATTGTCTATTTTTCATTGTACTTAAACTTAGAAAGTTTCAGATCCTGATGGTTCGGCGTCCATTTTTGGTGGCTTCACAACCTTAGAAAAAGTACTAGGCAAAACAGTATAAGAAGTTCGGTTCGCGCCAGCCTTGTCTTCCCAGTTTCGCTGACGCAAACGGCCATCGATAATCACACGATCACCCTTGCTCAGAGAAACATCGCGGGCATAACCAGCATGACTTCCCCATCCATCAACATCCATGTAAACTGTTTCTTCCTTTCCATTACCGACTGACTCATTTACAGCGATACGGAAAGATACAAGTTCCTTGTCGGATACAGTCTTGTATTCTGGATCTTTAGTCAAATTACCCTTCAAAATAACACGATTATTCAACATAATTGCACCTCTAAAAATTAAACAAGTTCTCGACGATTCAACGCTTTCTTGGCCAAAATTCTCGCTCGCTCAACTCCGTAAGTCCTAAGAAGATTACGAATAGAACCACCAAGAGGAGTTCCACAAAATCTAGCATAAAAATCCTCGCCACTAATACTACCGTTAGCAAAGTTATTAACGGTATGAACATTTCCTCTATTCGACAGAATAGAATTCCAATCAGTAAACATCAACGCTCTCCTTTTAAAGAAACACTAATTAATTTATGCGGGCATCTATAAAGATTATCACACAAATTAGACCTTTTAAATTCACCCATATATAATATATGATAGCCACTAGAAAAGCCACCATATTTTTTTACCTCTGAACACCCAATGTAATTGTCACCAACTTTATTGACAGCAAACTTTCCATACGAACCCATGTACAGTTTTTCTTTACTAACTGGATCTTCCCAATAAGGTCCATTTCCATACAGTGATCTAACTATATCACCAATTTTTAATTTTGTCCAATCAGTAACAAGTTTACTTTTCTTTTCGTAAAAACAATGTCCACATTCCTCGCATTCAGCTTTTCTTGCATGAACTTTTGCTTGACAAGCTGGACATTCTTTAAGAGGAATTCGTTTCTTTTTTTTAACCATCCCAAAACCTTTGTTGTTCGTTTTGATACAACATATTATATCTCGATAAACTAGATTGTCCACAATAAAAACAAAATTTTTTAGACTTTCAAATTATTAGCTTCTGCAAAATCTTTCAAGTTTTCCATTAATCGCTCTTTGAAAAGATCCAATGGAACTTTATCTGGAGCAAAACGATTATTAAAGTTACAAGAATTATCGTGACACATTTGAAGACTTGCTAGAAACCTCACATCGTCTTCACTTTTTACTTCAAAGTAGTCGTCAAGCTGTGGAAATTCTCCCAACAAGTTTTCAATAACGTTAGCTTCCATTTCTTTGCAATAAAGACTATCGGGAATCAAAGCCCCAATCAAACACCTGTTTCCATTGCATCCGCGATATGCACATGTTGGGCTTGTGTCATTTTCCATAAAATATGACGGCCCCTGCATAGTCTTTGCGTAATCGTAAACTTTGTTGAAAATTTCTTGTCGATTCATTGTGTTCTCCAAATTGTTGATGTTACAACTCAATTATACCATACAAAACAGTATCGTCAAGCCCCCAATCAAAACTCCAGCAAAAAATATCATATTAAGCTCATTTTTGTTCTCCTTGCTCTCGCCAGTCAACAACTTGTTGTAGCCATGCGATTACTTGGCGAATTTGCTCGGTGGTATCCAGTCGAACCTCATCCCTTGAATCTTCCCATCGCTGAATAATATAAGCAGGTCCGCGAGGAATGGTTTCCAGCGATATTGACCCGCCTTCACTCTGAATCTTTAACACATCTGGCAGGGCTGGGATTTTGCGGCGAACGGCGGTCCATAGCTTTGCTTTGCAAAGGAAATTCTGTGGAGACATTTGATGCCAGCTTCCACCTTCCGCAAAGTAAAGTTCGTCTAATGGAAATACTGGTTCATCCGGTCCCAGCAACCGCCATCCATCGCCGGGCTCAATTTGTTCGTTCATTGTTGTCCCCTTGTGCTTCTCGCCATTCGGCAAACCTCGTCAACCAGTCGGCTAGTTGGCGGGCTTCGGCTGCATTACCAATAACAACATCGCCAGCGGAATCGGGTGGACCAACTTGCCAAATTGCAAAGTGGTCTGGTGCGTAGCCACATTGCACCTTAAAAGCGTTCCAAATCTCCATCGCTTCCGGCTTGGCCGGGATGCGGCGACGGTAAACGTGTTCGGGGTGAAACATGCCGTCATTCGACGCTAAAGCCCAGTCGCCAAAACAGGACCAATACTCATCTCCCGGTCGCTTTGTGTCCTTTGCCTTGTCGATTAACCTGTAACCTTCGCCAGTTTGTATCTCGCTCATTGCTTTTTCCTTTTCAAACTTCTCTATTTCACTCGCCAACCATTCCTCATTCATTATTCTACCCTCACTATTGGTGGCTCTGGAGGAACAACCTCCATGTAATGGGAAACGTCTCTGAAGTATTCAGCGTTCAATCCCTCGCTGTCGTGGACTGTATAGATTGTCTCGAATACACGCTTGCTTGGGTCTTTGCTCCATCCAGCTAGATAGGTGTGAGCCAACTCTGGTTGTTTTACGTGCGGCGAGAAAACCCAAACATCTCCACAAAAGTTGTCTGGCATTTCGGTTATCGACTTCCACTCGTTCATTCGCCCCTCGCTTTCCCTTGGTCAACAATCTCAACTCTAACTGGTTCGCTTTTACGAATAACTTTTGCTCGCAATGTATCTCCAAACAACATCGAAGCTGTAACTGCCATTGCTATTGCGAATGGCGGAAACAAAAAAACTAGGTAATCAAGCCACGGCGGATCGTCTTCACAATCAAACATCACTACTCCTCCACACCAAATGGCTCGCCGCTGTCCTTGAATTTAAAAACACAGAATGCTTCGTCCCAAGTACACCCATTAAAACCGGGTCCAAGCCACACTTTGTTTTTATCAAATGCTGTTGGTAGATACGTCAAATTATTATCGTTCACTTCAATAACCAACCTACTAAAGTGCGGTGCATACTCATCACCATTGGCAAATGGCCTGTAGGTCTTGGGTTTTTCGATTTTGCGAAGGACGACGTAATTAACGTCCAACGCTCCACCGCTCATGAACACAACCCTTCCGTCTGGGCTCAGAATTTGCTCTCCGCACAGAGGCCGTCCAATCCGCACCAGTTCATACCCAACTGGAATTCCCTCAATCATTATTTTCTCCTTCCCATTTGGCTTTCCTTTATTATAGCATACGAAATGTGCTTGTCAACATCGCGATCAAAAAAAATGGGAAAGGCTGGATTCGAACCAGCATCAGGCTCCGACTCAGGAGCAAGCCTACCATTGTCTTTTATTCTATTTAGCGTCTTTATCATCACTTTCCCAAAGCTAAAGCCGCCACTATGGACGGCTTTGTTACTTCCTCTACGCATGGCAGAGAAGCTCGTTTTTTAAAAACTTCAGTGGACTAGCCGTTATCGAAAACGGGTCATCAGATACTTACAAAGTTAAAATCTACATCGTTAGTTGCTGCATTTTTTACCTGACCGCCGCAACAAGTCAGTCTAAGAGTGATATAATATTACCCGACTTTGGTTAGTAAGGTGTCGGGCAACCCTAGCTACTTATTAGGCAGCGAGAGCAAGAGTATTCTTGCCAATTAAAATTTTGGAATAGTTTTAACGTAGCCTCTATCCCAACTACGCGATGCATTTAAAATCTCTATACTGATTCGAAACCTTTCTAGCCCTTATTCTTGTATAATTTCTGAACCGGCGCGTGTGCATTTTGCTGCAAAAACAGCTGGAGCAATAGTTTCTCCAACATATTCTGTTGAGCCGTCTGCTCTTACAAAAGCACAACCACCGGGATGAAAACTAAACGGTTCGCTTGCATTTATGTAATTCATAACGCGATTTCCACCAGCCGCTCCACTAGCTCTTGATCCGTTGATTGAATATCCACGATCAGGATCTGCCCAACCAGTTCCATCAACCAAAACAAATCGACCAGCAATTGAGTTTGTAACCTTTGTACCACCATCAGCGATATACACATTGTATTCAGTTAGTGTCATTAATTTTCTACGAATATAAACATCTGGAGCGCCACTTGCTTCCCCAATCATTATAGTGTTTGATGTTCCGTCTACAACGTCTCGCAGTGGATTTCTTACATCTTTTGCCAATACGCCATCGCGGGCGCGTTGAGCAGGAACAGCAGTAGCAGCTAAACCCAAACCAACAGTGTAAAAATCCTCTTTAACTTCATTTATTGAACTATAGTCACCGGCAGCAGCACCAACAATCAAATATGGATCTGTACGGTTGCTTCCCGGAGAAGTTGGACACAAAAATGTATTCACAGATGTTCTTGACACAGATAGATTGTTTGAAGATGGATTTGATGTAGGAGCGCCATTCCACCAATAAGAATTATTACCTCCGTCATAAAGGTCTGCAAGTCCAACCTGTTCGATGTATGGAAGAACAAGAGCAAGCCAAGAGTGATCTTTAGTTTTTGCACTATGGACATTCAAAGTTACACCAGTAATTGGACTATTTGTTATAGTTCTATTGGTTCCCCAGCGGCTTGCTGGTAAAAACTTAGCAGCACTTTCGTAATTCATAACCGCTATTCCAAGCTGCCGCATATTGTTCATACATTGTGTTCTACGCGCCGCTTCGCGGACACTTTGAATTGCTGGCAACAGCATTCCAACAAGAATACCAATAATAGCAATAACAACCAACAATTCAATCAAAGTAAAAGCATTTCGGTTTTTCATTAAACATTCCTTTTGACATAATAAACTAAATTAACATTCTGTGTTATAGTTTAATTTACTCAAATAGGCTATGCTAAAAGGTTATGTTAACAATTATTAACCAAAACTTAATAAACGATGCTAACGGGACTCGAACCCGTAACCTTCAGCGTGACAGGCTGACGATCTAACCAATTGATCTATAGCACCTTTTTGTTATTCCTCTACAAAGAATTTGCCTCTTTTCCAAGTGGGAGCAGAGGGAATTGAACCCCCGATGTTACCTAATAAGGATCAGATTTACAGTCTGACGCTACACAACCAGCAGTAGCCTCACTCCCAATGTATTATATCTTACGATATCTCTTTTTGCAAGCGGAATGTGTAGGATTCGAACCCACAACCCTTTCGGGCTACTGTTTTCAAAACAGCTTCCTCACCGTTCGGATACATTCCAATAGCGGCATATTACGGAATCGAACCGTATTCTTCCGTGGACTCACGGCGCTTTAACATTCTACAGTTTCTAGAAAACTTGAATGCGTAATTTAAATAGATTTAGCTAAGATCTACAATTACCCATTAAACTAATATGCCAGTCGGAAAAACAGGATTCGAACCTGTGGCCTCTTGCTCCCAAGGCAAGCGCTCTGCCAAACTGAGCTACTTTCCGTTATAAAGACCCCTCTCGGAATCGAACCGAGCTAGTGCAAGTTAACAGCTTGCTGCAATCCCAGACATGCCAAGGAGTCATAAGTCGAGCCAGAAGGAATTGAACCCCCATCTTAACTTTATCAGAGTTACATTTTACCTTTAAACTATAGCTCGAATTGCCCCGCTAGGATTTGAACCTAGACTAGCAGAGTCAAAGTCTGCCGTGCTGCCAGTTACACAACAGGGCAGTAAAAGCTACCCGTGGGACTTGAACCCACAACATATAGTTTACAAAACTATTGTTCTACCAATTGAACTAGAGCAGCAAAAGAAACAAGCCGGATTTTCACCGGCGAGTCTAGTATTGTCTATCTGTCTAATCGCTGAATGCAAAGCAGACGCTTCCGACTTTTGTTTCTATTGTTATCGACAACGCAAACGGCAAGCTACATTTCGCATCGCAGACCGAACTGGTTTATTGCACTGAACCCAGTGACCAAATCGCGACGGAGCCTGAGCTACGCGCTGAACTGGAGATGAACACGCAAGCCGTTGAATAAACTTTACTGGAGTGCTAATCATTGTTGTGGCAACTGAACTTCCTGTGCAATTTGCGCAAGACTGTGACAAGGCCAATGTTGCAACCGAAGTTTGCCCTTGTTCTTGATGAACGAGCGTTTGAACAGAAGGAGGGGCTTCTGCAATAGGCTCTTGGGCCGAAACTGAAGTACTAGCAATTACACCAAAAACAAAAACCAAAATCAACAAAACAAAATTTTTCACAATAAACTCCTTACACTAAACAAAAAAGATTACACGCCGTAATCGTTATTCATATACTTATTATACATTCTATCAATACTTATGTCAACTCAATTCTATTTCTTTTGCAGAAAAAGTTTTTGCTGGCTCTCCATTGAACAAAAAAGGAACTTGTTCTTTAAGAGGAATTTTAAAGTTTGCGCATCGTCCGCAATTTCTTCTGCCTTCGTTTCCTCCATGATTAATTGCTGAATATTTAGCTATATGCTGCACAGGCGAAGGGTCAACAAACCACATACTGCGACCCATTCTGTTCATGATTTTTCCTATGCCGGTATCACTATTTTGAATAGTCCAAGGCTCTTCTTTTCTTTTTCTTTTTCTTTCTTCCCAAGCTGACATTGTTTTTAGTGGAGCGCCAAGCCATCCTTCTATCAACTCATGCTGCATTACTTTTTCAAGCACTTCTCTTGGCCAAATCAAAGCACAAGCTCCCCATAAAGCTTTGGTATGTATTCTATTTATTCCAGTGGATCTTTTTAAAGATTTTTGTCTTGACATCAAGCTGTAATGTTTTGGTGTATATAAAGAAATAAATCCAACATCCTTAGATGGCCACATAAACATTTCAGCAATGTCTTTTGCGTCTGGATGAAATAATGAGTCGTCTTGAACTGTCATTATAACGTCTGCATCAGAATTTTCAAGAGCATATCTGCAACTTTGAATCCAATTCCACCAAACTCCTTTTCGTTCTTTGTTCAAAATTAAATTAGAACGATATTCTTCATTGAGATAGTCATAGTTTCCGGGTTCGGCAAAAATGTACGGTCGCCAGCCATTGATAAGCAATGAATCCAAACAAATACTAAGAGTTTGTTCTTTTCTTGGTGCTGTTGTAACAGCAACAAACCACTTGTTTTTTAAGTTACCTTCTTTTTCTCTGGCTCTTTTTATCGCAGTAGTGGCAAGCTTATAACAAACAGTTCGTGTGCAAACATCTGGAACCCAAGAAAACATTGCAAGCTTTTTGGATTCGGAATGAAGTTTGTCAACTATTTGCTCTATATTTTTTTCGCATAAATCTGGACCCCATATATTCATTTTCTTTGCAAAGTTTGCACACCCGCATTCTTTTCTTTCTAGCCACTTTGGAATCATCTTTTTAAGTTCGGTTCCGGGACCATCGCCATTGTTGATTTCCGCCAGTTGGTAAACTTGTTCAGATTGTTTTTTCGCTGAATAAATTGAAGCTAGCTTGATGCCTTTATTGTTGTTATCGGCTTGATAGCCTCCGCACTTTAAACAAGTTTCACAAAATGTTGGAGTGACTTCTACTTCAAACGGCTGTCTTGATGTAGCTATTTGGCAAATCATTTTGTTTGGATCTGTAGAAGATGCAATTCTTTTATCGCATGGCAAGTCATCAAAATTCATTTCAAACATCTCCACAAACAATATAATTCAAAGAGGAATCTTTGTATCCACACTTAATTACAAGGGGACCATCTGGTTTTTCATAACAAACATTTAGATCGAAACCGGACTGACAATTACACGATTCTCCACTGTCTGATATTCTTCCAGCACAATCATCAAAAATAGTTCTAATAACTTGTCCATTTTCACAATCAACCACACACGCTCCGTCGCAACATTTTTCTGAATTTAAAGTCAGTGAAAAGCTTGATATTGAAGATATATCTCCAGATCCGCTAGATAACGATCTATTGCTAGAATATGAATAATTTTCCTGATCTAAAAAATTCATAGGATTAAAATCTGATGCACAAATTTCTGAAGTCCAAGTTGCTGGAAGATAAACTATAGCGTATGTAACTAAACCAAATCCCCAAGTTGAACAATTCGCAGAAGTCGGCGGAGTTGATGTTCCATTTATTGTAACTACTGTTCCGACGGGATATGCTGTACCGCCAAAATTTGCAGCTGGAACGTGTGAACTAATTGCAGCGTTTGCTCCTCCGGTACTACTTACTTGACCACTGCTAAAACTACTAGCTCCAACACCAGTAGGGGTTTTAGCAACAGCTGTTAGTGACCAGTTGCCATTAGCCGTATTATATGTAGAGGATAGTATATCCCAAAACTGACCGCCAGAACCAGTTGCTGTTGATGGTTTATTTACCTGACAATTACCAACACAAGGAGATGGTTGACATGGATCGCATACAGCAGAAAGTGTTGCGCGACAGCCTCTCACAACACCAACTTCAAAAATAACTGGGTCGGTACAGTTACAAATTGTACCCATAGTAAATGTAGCCGAGTAAGAAGTTTCTGAGTTGTTGGCAAGGTTTATAGACCAATCTATTTGCATGATTGCGCATCCTACATTTCCACCGGTAAGATTTGTTCTAAGTGGAGATGGGCTTGCGCTTACATAATCAATATCAGAACATAAAGTACATGAATTTCCATTGGTGTTTACAACCGCCAAGTAAACAAAAGAATCATCATTTGTTGAAGTCCAAGTACCACCAGTTTCATTTCTTATTGTAAAGCTAATTGTAAAATTTTGATTGCCGCAAACTCTAGTTGGCGACATATTTATACTAATCGCGCCGATTCTGTCTTCCTGTGGGTCACAGGAGTCAAAAGCTAAAAACTTTTCAGAGTAAACTAAACATGGACAATCGCCACTTGGACCGCCAGTAGAAGTAGATGAACTGGCCGTTCCAGTTGAAATGGAACTAGATGAACTAGAGCTAGAACTACTTTCTTCTTTGCAACATTTAAATCCGTGTCCAAGTCTTGATCTAGCCATTAATTTTTACCGTATCTAACATAGCAATAATCATCAATAAAATATACTGGTCTAGTTCGTTTGGCCTTAATTCAAAACCAATTGAAGCTAGATAGTTTCTGTATTCCATTCTTCGTTTTTTGTCAAATTTGATTACATTTTCCATGAATTCAATAGTTTCTATATCGCCACATTTGATTATATTCTTGAAGTTATCATAAACCTCAAGTATTTTTTCTTCTGTTATGGGCCATTCATAAATTGAATTTATGGTTTTTATTAGTTTTTCTTTGTCCATTATTTTACCTAAAATAAAGCTCGCATTTGATGCTTTATACACATTTTAAACCGTATTATCAAAATGAACTCGGTTAACACGGACAGCTTTTGCACATTTTGGCAAATCTTTCAAGCAAATAGCGCCAGTATAAGCACAACAGCTACGAAGACCACCGCAAATTTCTGACATAATATCATTGGCAGAACCTTTATGAGCTACTTTTTTGACGCGACCCTCACTGGCTTTGTAGGTAGCCATTCCTCCGTTATGCTTATATTGTGCTTTTTGCGATGACATTCCGTAAAATGTTAGATATTTTTTATCGCCTTGGGTTATCCATTCACCATCACACTCATCTGCTCCTGCAAACATTCCTCCAAGCATAACAAAATCAGCGTTGGCAGCGAAAGCTTTGCATACGTCTGCTGGTATTCTACATCCGCCATCAGCACAAATCAATCCCATTCTGCCTTCTCCGCTTTTGAGTCCATGAGCAGCATGACTACACTCTATAATCGCTGAAAGTTGCGGGAATCCCACACCAGTCATATGACGAGTCAGACACGCGCTTCCCGGTCCAATTCCAACCTTAACTATATCGACTCCGCCATGCAGAATCAACTCCTGCACCATTTCTGGAGTACAAACATTACCAGCCATAATAATTGAATCTTTGAAAACACTTCTTACTTTTGCACACCACTCAACAAACTTTTCGGTATAACCGTTTGCAATATCAATACAAATATTTGGAGAGTAATCTGTAGCATCTTCGACTGCAATAAGCCTGTCGATATCTTTTTCTTGATTCATTCCAATGCTCATCCAAACATTGTTTTGAACATTATTTGACTTATAGTATTTTACTACCTCTTCAATTGGATAATGTTTGTGAAGACAGGTAACAGCACACCAGTTCAATAAAGAATTGCCCATAGCAAACGTGCCTGTAACATCCATATTCGCTGCCATGATTGGTATGCCATACCATTGTCGGGGAGAATGAAAAAACTTAAACAACCGTTTAAGCTCAACTTCTTTTCGGCTTGCTGCTGGTGATCTCGCTGGAACAAGAAGTATGTCATCAAAATCAAGTTTAACTTCATCAACTATCTTCATATCAATCCCTTATTTTTAAATTGTAATTTTGGGCAGCAGAAAGAACATCGCAATCAAGCTCAAGCTTATTGAATAGTTCAATCATACTATTCAAGTCTTTTGGAAAACATCTTCCTCCAAATCCAAGCTTTCCATCTGGACCGGGAACTTTCCAATGAAGATCGCCAACCCTTGGATCTACTTGGATCATTGTATCAGAAATACTTTCGTAATCAATACCAAGCGACTCGCACAAGTCATGTATATGATTTGCAAATGAAACTTTTACTGCAAAAAAAGAGTTTGTAATATATTTTATTAGTTCAGCTTCAGTTGGTTCTACATAAAAACAATCTGTACTAGGCCACATCGACCAAATGAACTCCATAACGGGATGTGCAGCATTGATTGAATAACCTCCAATCAAATGTTTTTTTGTGTTTTGAACATCTTTCTTGGCTGTTCGTTCAGTCAAAAACTCTGGGTTGACAACCATTTCAATGTTCTTGTAAATATTGTAAAGATCATCAAATGTTCCCGGAGACATTGTTGACTTTATTACAACAATTGGTTGAGTTGATTTTTGCGCAGCATGAAAATCTATTAGTCTTATACTTTGTTCCAAAATATCTTTACAAAAACTACCATCACTATTTTGTGGTGTAGGAACGCAAACATAAATAATTTCAGAGTGATCAACTACATTTTTGTAGCCTTGGTCAGCATCTAAAGAGTCGCGTATGTCATAAGATACAACATCGCATTTATCTTTAAGATAAGATTCAATTGCTCCTCCAACAAAACCCCGGCCAATTATTCCTACTTTATAAGTCATGATAATTCCTTCAACTGAATGTTAACAGATTTTGTTTCTGCATTTATTTTTGCAACACTACTTGGGCCTCGCTGCGGACCAACATCAGCAGCCCATTCACCAAGTAATTCAGATTCTCGCATAAGTTCAATTAAATATAAATGACGTATCGCTTTATCCTTATTTTTTAATTCGACATCCCAATCATATTTATCTGATGGAGGAATGTTTGTTGGCATATCAGCATGAGCGCGTTTGTTTTTGTTGTTTGGGCAAGATTCGCTGTAGTGGAATAGCGGCTTTGCTCCATAATGATACCATGTTCCAGCACAATGCGCCATAGCTAATTCTTCCGACATACCACAAGGATTACATTTATGATGCAGATTATCAAACGTTATTGGAATTCCGTATTCTTCCCAGAAATATCTAAGTAGATTACTTACGGTCCATATACCCTTATCTTCATTTTCTACAACAAGTCGTGACCGCACGTTGTGTGGCGCGGCAGCAAGCCAGTATGTAAATCGCATGGCAATATCTTCTGGCTCACCATCGGCGCAATTGACATGAATATTTATTGGATTGTTATAATTTTGTTCACATCCTAATAAATCCATAACCATTCCATGATTCGATAGTTCTTGAATTGTTTTACGCACAGACTCTAAATTATTACTTGCAAGCACATTGAATTGGTCTGGATGAGTAGATAAACGCACATTGTAATTACCGTTTCGTATAGCACGAAACTCTTCAAAAATATCGTCATACTGTGGAATATTCTTGAGCAAGAATTTTGCTTCTGGATGAGTTAAAAGAGGAAAAAGGTCTGATGATACGCGATATCCCCATCCGTGTTTATGACAATGTTTTATGATTTGATGTGTAACTTTTATATTGTTTAAATAACGATACCCAAGCTCCATTATTGCATATCCTCGCCCATGCAATTCTGAAAGTTGGCAAAATCTTTTCCAAGTCATGGTCTTGAATGAGTAACCTTGTTCTTTTAGCTCGTTACTTATACAGCACAAATTATACATCAAAATCTCCGTTTAGCTTTGATCCAACCACAAAAATAAAAAATCAAGAAATTCATCGGTTATACCTTTGTATTTCTTTTGTTCTGGTGTCATTGTACAACACGTTCTATATAAGTCAATAAGGTCTGGCTCTACAATGTATTGTCTTAAAACAAAAAGAAAAGCATCAACATCCAACAAAGGATATGTAATCTGCTTTTCTACTTTAACATAGATTTTTGGATTTTTTGGGTCAAACTTTTGTTTTGGATTATCTGGATGAAAATCCAATCTATACTCAAAAATTGGCGACCAAACGAATCTTTGGAATGGGCCAAGACGACAAGAAGTTTCAGCTAACCTGTAGCTATTTTTTAAATTCATTCCCGGTACTGGTTGATGAATTTCTTCTAATCCCTTTCCAATTTTTTCTTCTGGACGCCAACTCGATGGAAATGCAATATGCGATGCTGCTAACCAATTAGAATTTGTAGCTCTATCAATTCTATGAATTGCTACATCTTCTTGTAGCTGCATACATATATCGCCAAAACTGTAATTTGGATTAACCCAATCGGCATTTTCTTTTATTACAGATTCTGCACAATAAAGTATATCTTTACTAATGTTACTATAAAGTAGAAGATTTCTTTTTTTTGAGATTTCAATTTTTGCTTCAATGTATTCATCGTAAAAAACATCCTTGTGAAAAATAGGTCCATCTAACTTTTCCAATGCCGGTAGTACACTATATCCTTTTTTGTACGGATGGTACATTTTACTTTCTCTATATTAAGATTCATTTACATTTGAATACTTAGTATTATCGGCAAAGGATTGACTGTTTACAAAACATTTTTAAAAAATATAGAGAAATAGCGCGAGCGGGACTCGAACCCGCACGGGATTTAATTCCCACAGGATTTTACTTACCACTACGGTTTTCACCGCCAATGGGGGATATTTTATCTCTCACTCTCCCCACTCTGTTTGTTTGATTAACGTGAGTTTCTGTCTCACTGAGAGAATCTTCCATGTTTGTGGTCTGGACTATGCCTTCACCATTATAGATAGGTAGACGAGATATACACTCTACTATGTCTGCCCCCGCAATATAATTTGCTATCTACATTAGGTGGGTGATTATAGTCTCTACACGTTCTCAAACAACTGGATTCGAACCAGTCCCCTCACCAGAGAGCATTGTGGAATCGAACCACACAGCAACCAAGCATCCTGAGAATCGAACTCAGTTTACAGTTCCAATATTTATTTGAGCTTCGCTCGGCGTTGGCATCAGCATTATCTGTTAAGCGTTCACCGAATTTACACCTTACTAACTATCCCTTTCGAGATAGCCGACCCTTTTTGAGTCCTGAGTGTCTGCCATTTCACCACCGCGCCAAATACTAAAGCAACACAGACCTTCTATACTCGGCCCAGTCGCCACTTTCTATTATAGCACCCGAATCTCTATTGTCAATAAAATAAATCCACGCTTCGCCAAATTCAGTGTTAATCAACTGGCGATTGTAATAAGACGGATAGCCTTCTAGCCAATCAAGCGAATCCATTATTGTTTGATCAACTTCGTAAACTTCAACAACAATAGAAGTTGTTCCATTATTAGACAACCAAGGAACTAAATGACCATACATTGTAAATACTGGTTCAGTTTTTGTTTGCCCTAAAAATTTAGAATGTGCTAAAAGTCTATGATTTCCAAAACCACGACGCAATGTTCCATATACAGCAACTTTCATTTTAACTCCAATTCTTTAAATAATCAATAGCTTTGTTTAATAACTCAATACTATCATTGAAACCACCCAATGAACGATTGCATTTATGGCAAAGCCAACCTCTAAATTTATTTGTTTTGTGGCAATGGTCAATAACCCAAGCCGGTATTTCTTTTCCGCCTTGGCCAGCGCATTGCTCGTTGTTTCTGCCGCATATTGGGCAGCAGTAATTGTCTGGCGGCGATTCGTTTTGCTGCCTGAGTAGCTTTCTTATTTTGGTTGATTCGTTATTGCATCTTTTACACTCGGTTCGTAAATAATTTTCACCGCCCCTTTTAGCAAAAGAAGAAACGTCAAGTTCTTGATTGCATTTTATGCATTTTTTACTTTGCATTTAAATACTGTGCCTCTCGCCAGTCGGCGTAACGTGTCAGCCAGTCGGCTAGTTGGCGGGCATCGTTTAGATCGCCGACAACAACGTCCCACTCGTCTTGCGACGCTCCCATCTGTCGGATAACGAAGGTCGCGGCAACACCTGAGCCCACACTCACCTCAAAAGCGTTCCAGATGTCCAACGCTTCCGGCTTGGCCGGGATGCGGCGACGGATTTGTGAGCCTTGATTCTCTTTGCCAATAAATTGCTCTGGGACTTCTGACCATATAAAGCTAAACAAAGGGCAAACTTCGTCCCCTTTCTTGATTACCTCATCTGGCCCCAGCAATCGCCATCCATCGCCAGCTTCAATCTCGCTCATTTACTATCTCCTTGTGCCTCTCGCCAGTCGGCAACAGCAATACACCACTCGCCAAGTTTGCGAATCGCCTCAGTGCGTGACGAAAAATAGTACTGCGAAAATAAGCTGCCGATTCGCACGAACCCGTTGTCAAGGCTGACTCGATGACCGTCTATCTCCACCGCCTCCGGCTTGACCGGGATGCGGCGGCGAACGGCGATAAAATCTGCGGCTTTCCGGAGGGTGAAGTATGACGGCACTTTAATCCATACGCCCTCTGATGTTTTATGCTCGTCGCCAAAACCATCTACCGATTCATCTGGCCCCAGCAACCGCCATCCTTCGCCAGCTTGTATCTCGCTCATTCGCCCCTCGCTTTGGCTAGTGCGGCAGCAGCCTGTTTTCTCGCGTGATGCTCCGCGTCGATAGGTCCATTCCACGATTGGTCAAGCACCTTTTGAAGAGCCTCGTACAACTCCGGTGCGGCTGCGATGAGATTGGCGTTGGCCTTGTTGTCTTGGTCAATAATTCCGTACACCAATCCAATCTTCCCGTCGTCGGAAATGATTTCGCGGTATTTGTTATTCAGCATAATTTCGCCTACATTGCCTTTCCGCCACGGTCCTTTTGTAAACTCGCTCATTCGCTCATCTCCACTTTCATTTTAAATCTCCTTTATCGTCATTATACCACAACAATCTTAATTGTCAACCCATTTTAGATGAGAAAAAACATATTTGACGATATCAATAATTTCCATTACGCCAAATATAGATAGAATAACAAGTATAATCATTAAGCATCCAATGGCATATGATTGTCCTTCGCTTGGTCCGTACATTATAATAACTCCGGGTTTTCAAATACGTTTCCAACAACTTCTAAAGTATCATATACTACGCGGTCAAGCATACAAATTTCGTCTTTGCCAAAAACAAAACTTGCACATTCGTTGCTATAAAATACTTCTTGGTTTTTGCATTCATAAAATTCTTTATGTCCAGCCTGCCAAGAAAAGTTAATTAAATCACCTTCGTAGATTTCTTGACCGTTACGGTCTTTGAGTCCAGTGCGTAATTGCCAAATCAACTTTTTTGCGCTAAAGTAGTCATCAATATCAGCCCAACGGTTAGCATCGACATTCCACATTCTAAACTTACTTTCTCTCATCTTAATAACTCAGGGTTTTCAAATATGTTTCCAATTACGGTCAATTCAGTAAGTAAAAATTCCCAATTTACATCTTCATCATAAACTTTTGTCGCCATTACAAAACCTGCATTATCTTCATTCCAAATAACCACGCCAGTATTAGGTTTAGAAGTTTCTAATGGGCCGTTTAAATAAATTGAAACTATATCGCCCTCATAGATATCTCTTCCATTAAGGTCTTTAAGTCCAATATACTGTTGCCAAACACACTCTTCCTGCTTAATAAGCATAGGCAAGTGTACTGAATGAGTAGCATCTTCTTGTATGTCTTCCACGCTCATACCATCCACAACAAACATTTTTCTATCTTTTGACCAAACCCTAAACTTAATCTCTCTCATTCTGTTGCTCCTCTAATTTTCCCCGACGTTTTCCCCGACGTTTTCCCCGACGTTTTCTCCGACAATTTTCGCTCACCTACGGTTACCGCCCATAAAGATAATAAGTGTCAACCCCGTTAATACCGTAAAATCCCGCGTTGATACCCATTATAACACGCCTCCGCTGTTTGTCAACCACAACTGGCCCAACATTCAAATACGTTCCTTGTGGAATCCACTGAACGATTGGCATATATCCAACTACTCGCGGCTGATAATAGTCATAACGATAAACATTACGATAATTTTGAGGCGGGTTATAAATACCGCCGTAGTTGTAATACAAATCTTGAGCGTTAACACAAGATGCCATCAAACAAAACGCTGCACATACTAAATATTTAATCATGTTTTCTCCTGTTTTTCTTTATCAGTATAATTTGGCGGAATGTTTGAAGCATATCTGCCACCCCAACTATAAATCTTTTCTTCGTTCATAGTTTTTCCTGTGGAACTAGGTCATGCACAATACCACGCCACCCACAACCGCACATTGCCCTATTTTCATCCTTAGCTGTTTCAATATCATTAAATGCGTATCCTACGCAGGTACTTGCGATGTTATTGCTACCGCACGATGGACAGCGACAATGCATTAGGTAATACATATCCATTAATTCTTTTCGTGTTGGCTTCTTCGGTTTTTCAATCGGCACAACCAAACCGTTTACTTTATGCCATTGCATAATAATGCCTATTTTTTTCCAAAATAGTAAAATAAGTTAAATATATAATCCTAATAAAAATAAAAAAACTCTGGATAAGAGAATCGAACTCTAGTCTTCCATCCCATACGTTAAAGACAAAAGCTTAGAAGGCTTTTATGGGCTGTTACCCAGCATAAAACCATTAATAATCTATACCCTGATTGATATAATCTTCATTTGTTTCAAGACAATTAACCAATTCTTTGGTAGCTTCTTCTAGGTCGTGATAGTAAGAAGCAACTTCAATCTCTAAATTTTTATCTGCCCTATCGAGTATGTTTACATTGTAAGTAGCATCTGGACACCAAACACCAACCACAAAGCCGTCTTGATCCAATTCAACAATAATGTCTTTCATCATTACTTTTCTCCTTCAATAGTTTTGTTAACAATTTTCTCTTTAGACCTATCGTAATGTACAAACCAACTATTTGCAATACGATTTCTCAAATAAACACAATTTTCAAATTTTTCTTCAATCCAAACATTGATTCGGTATCTTTCAATCGATTCTATCGACCAAAGATTAACAGCGTCTATTCTAACTATATTTTTAATTTTGTCAATATGCATTGTATCGGAAAGCCATTTATTTAAAACCTTTGGGTTGATTTTATTTTTTGCAATTGGCTTTTCGTAGTCAGGATCTTGGGATTGTTGTGGTTTTTTCATTGTAGCCTTCATTTGAACTCCTTGTAGACTAGTAAGGTATAATACGCAATTTAATATGAATTTTGATTATCAATGAATTCCAACGCCGCAATTATCATATCAAAACAATCTTCAACTTCTTCTGGTGTCATTTCTACTCCGTTTTGAGCGGCATGGTTCCTTACTTCTAAAACATTGTATTCAGACCTAAACTTATCAAAATTTTCATAGTTTTTTTCTACATATCGAATGAAATCGGCAAATAAAATAGCTTTGTTCATCTTTCTCTACTTTTTAAGTGATTATACATATCGGCAATTTGCTCTAACATATCGCGATATTCTTGATCGGTGTAGCTGTTTAATCTTTTTTGTATTTCGTAGATTGCACTACCTTCGACTCGATCAAGCATATCTAAAGCCATTTTTAGTGATCGCAATAAATTAACCTTCTTTTTTTGGCCCATTGTAAATTTTCTACCTTGCTTTCGAGTTCGTGAATCTTTCTGAGTGTTTCGTAATACTCGAATTCATTCATTGAACGGTTATTTTCAATACTTTCTTCGAAATATTCAATAGTCAACAATATTTGTTCAATTTCCCAATCAAAGTCATAAACATAGTCGTCCATAAAACCTCCTAAGTTAACTAATTAAAAAAGCCATTATACAATAATTATCGTCAATGTCAATTCAACAATTCAGACAAAATGCTAGAAAGTTGTTCTTTTTTTAAAAGCCCGGTGTATCGTTTTATTTTTCCATTTTTATCGATTGTGATTATGGTTGGAACTGACTTAATCGCCCATTTTTCGCTTTCTTTGATGTCGATATCGATATCATACTTCCTGAAAAGTAGTTTGTCAAGCTCAGACTTTATTTCTTTCTGCTCAAAAGTTTTTCGCATTATTTTGCATGGATCACACCATTCAGCCCCGAAGTAAATAACTCTTACTTGATCTTGCTGGCGTTGTAGCTCATAAGCATTTATTTCTTCTTTTTTGGCAGACATGTAAATAGAGTAAAAGATAGCAATAAAAATAAAACCAATAAGGTAAAACAAAAAATTAGGCTTGACTTTTAACATAGAAGAGTTCCTTTTGCTTGAGTAGTTTTACTAGTAGTTTATACTCAACTATCTTCGTTGTAGCTCTTTGATTGGCTGGCATACGAGCGAGCCGAACGAACAATCCACAACTCATAGCAATTTGCGCATTTGTAGATTCCACCTTTATTGGTGGGTATTTTGTAGTAGTCATCTGTTTTTTTATTACAGTCTACGCACTCGAATTTTTTCTTTATTTTTTTATTTTTTTTATCCATTAATTTTCCCTTAAATGTCTATCTGGGGATATTACAGACTATAGAATCGATATCATAGTGGGTGAATAATGACCTAAAAGCACACTAAAAAAGGACTGCGAAAAGTGTATTTTACATAACACTAAAACACACAAAAATGTAAGAAAAACACGTATATATACATACTATACATAAGTACATATAATAATAAAGTATAAGCAAATACAATGGGATTGATATAAACATACAAAGAGGTTTAGCTAAGACACTTAACTTGCTTGCCCCACAACAAGCAATCACAAAGATTTAATTGTTTAAAATAGCCGCAAAAACACGCAAAATCCCGCGAATTATAGCCACAACTAGAATCTTCTTTGTGCAAAAAGTTACATTTTAGGATAATATAAGGTATATTGCAGAGGTTCTTCTTAGCTGTTATGCTTGCTTTAATACATTTTTGGGCAGGGGAAAACATAAATTTGTTTGAGAGAGACACTTTTTAGGGGGTTTAGTCATATTAGTTAGAGTGCGACAATCATGCTGGTTTAGCTACGACATTTCATTTCAAGGGCAATAACATGGCCATAAAAATTAATCAATCTTTGTTCCTGCCACAAATAAAGCAGTACGGTGAGACGCTTGTAAAGGAATATGAAGACAATAGTGTTGATCTTGGGCGCGAAACTTTAGATGTTGCCGAGGGTTGGTTCCAAGAACAGCCTTGGCAAAGCGGCAATCGTGAAGATTTTGACACTCAACGCGAATGTCGTATCGAACTAAAACGTTACGTTCTATCAAAAATTAAATTGGACGATGCAAACAAAAGTTGGTACGACCATTCATTCACATGGAGTTGGGTTTCAAACAAAGTAGTAACTTATGTTGTTAAAATATTGATTGAACATTATTGGGATGATCTTATGGACGAAATGGGTCTTGGTGTTTGATTTTGAGTATATGTATATGTACCGTATATACATGGAGATTCAATCATGCGCGATAGATTTTTCCTTGGCGTTTTATTTTTGTGGATTTGGGCCGTCAGTATGCTGGACCATTATTACACAATTAAGTTGGCATGTACTATAAATGAAGAAGAAAGCAATCCCATCGGCAAGGTACTGCTTGCAGCCGATGATGGTAATCCGGCTCTGTTTATGACTGTAAAAATGATGAGCCTTTGGGTTATATTTTTTGCTTGTATAAGACTATACTATCTACGCAAAGAATATGCTTATTTCACTCTTGGCACAATGGCTGTTGTGCAATTTCTATTGGTTATGCATTACTTTAAAACATAATCACAATCTTGGGGCAAATCTTTATGACTAAATTTTGGCCATGCTCGGGGCAAAATCTAAGTAGTTTGGCAGAGACAATTAGTTAAGTTCGTGCCAAAAAACAAGTATATAAATAACAATAACAATAAACAGAAACACCATTTTAAATCTTTGGCATAAATTTGGGCCACGGGCTGGGCGAAATCAATATAGTTCAGCAAAGACAGCGCACTAGTCCTAAACAAATTTCTATTGTTCAATAATAAAAGCTGATATTCCTTCAGGATATCCTCCCCACAGATATCTACATCTATAACCGTTTTGACTTTGTTCATCATCATTAACTAAAACATATTCAGAATCTATTTTTAAAACGTATTCTTTTGCTTGTTCTAAAGTTTCAAATTCTTTTTCTAATTCTGTATCAACGTGGAATAAAACTTTGAATCTCATTTTTTCACCCTATTTCAAAATCAAAATAGTATAATACAAATTCTGGCCATGATTCCCGCGAAATCAATGTAGTTTAGAAAAGACAACCCTAAGCTTCTTCCTGCTACAAATCTTCTTTGTTGTCAATTTTCATCCAAACTGCCAGTCCAGTTTTGCTGGTGGATCGTTTGAGAAAAAAATGTGCTGTGTGAGTGTTGCTACGATATTCCCACTCAGTTTTACGGGCTTTTATTTGCAACAATTTCATACGTTTGCACATTGCTAAAAACTGTTCGCGTGTCATTTCTTTTTGTTTGAGCATATATTTATTGTAAAGTTAAATTAAAAGTGAGACTGGCGGGGATCGAACCCACGACCAATAGATTAAAAGTCTATTGCTCTACCATCTGAGCTACAGTCTCATACAATAACATCATACAATACATATCGACTAATGTCAAGCCACACTTTAGCAAAATATGAATTCAGACCAAATGTTGTGGGCAAATCTTAATACTTTGGATAAGACAAATTTCGGCCAAGAGTTCCCAGCAAATCAGTATAGTTTAGCAGAGACAGAATGTCAATAGTGAAAATTCGTACAGGTGTACAGATGTACAGTAAGCCGCCCGGCCCCGCGCGTCGTAACTCCTAGAGCCCCAAGGACTTACGTCAACTCACCGAAAGTATAATAAAAAAGGCCGCGCTAGGCGGCCAGAGTATAACCGGAATTATAATTCCAGCATCAAAAATATAATACACGCCACAATGACGATTAGTATGTATACCATTGTACACCTATCTAAAAAAACCAGCGGCGGCAAAATGCCGCCACTGGCTCACACGAAAGGAAACACACGAAAGATTAAACCGCGAGCAGATTCATCGCAGCACGTTCGGCACGTTGAACCGCAGCATCGTTAGCGGCGGCGATGATTCGACCAAATCCGGTTGCGGCAGCACCGCGAGCCGAACTCTTGCGAGTTGATTCATGCTGAACGAATCCCTGCACAGCGTTGAACGCTTCCCAACCGCTGACGCGGAAATCGGCTGGCATAGCACCGCGACCAGTGCGGCTACGTTCATCCATCACACGATTGAAAATCGTTTCGGTACGATTGCGATGGATAGTCGCAGCACGACCGCTGTCGGTTTCGGGTTCGCCGTAAACTTCGCGAAGGAAGTCCGCAAGATTCACGCGAGTTGATTCAAGCTGAACCGCAGTTGCGGCCAGCATTTGCCACGAATCGCGAAGACTCGTAAAGCTTTGAATCAGCGAATCCATGCGGCTTCGCAGTCCGCTAGTGTGGCGGATGGAAACGGTGGTTCCGCTAACTTGTCGCATGATTGCCAGATTGCGGCAAGCATCGCGGTAATAACCCATCGCGGCGTTGAACGCCTTGCCATCGTAACCCGCACGAATCACGACACGCGGAAAGATGTTGTCGGCAGTGCCGAAAATCGCATAACGTTGTTCGCGAGTTGGTTCGATGGCGACATAATGCCCATCGCGGAAGTAGGTGTCAACACTCGCCACACCTTCAAACGCTTCGCTGGCGGCATCCACCAGTGCGAGAACGTCTTCGGTTTGGTGTGGACAGTACCGCGAGGTTACAGAACCGTTACCAACAACTTCGTTGTTGTCAGAGCGGAACATACCGTACCACGGAGTGCGAAGACCATCTGGGCCAGCAAGCGGGAACTTGTCAACAGTGAAGTTGAAAGCAGCGGCAACGCGAGCCGAGATTTCGTTGGCAGAAACATTAGAACGGGAAACAGTAGACATGGTAAAAACCCTTCGTGAAAAAAAACTGAACTTGTTACTCTTGAATTATACGTTACGCTCAACGAATGTCAAGCGGAATTTTTAAAAAATGTGAGCGGCGGGAATCGAACACCGCCAACAGCAGCAATCAACAGTAACCGCTACGAAACGGTTCAGCCCGGAGCTTCCCGGTCCTTAACTGTCGAGAGTCGTACCTGCTTGTCAGGCCACTGCTCACTTCCTTATTATACTATATCGGCATTGCTTGTCAAGTATCTTGAGGAAAAAAGAAAAAAGATTTTTGTTTTTGTTTGGCATGAGGTTTGCCTAGCGGATTGACGTAAGTCTTAGAGCCACAAGGACTTAGGGCGTCGCGGGGCGGCCCGCGTAGTGTACACCCGTACAGCCGGGGGACTTGCGTCCCCCAAGCTGTTGGGCATCACACACACACACACACACTTATAATCCAGCGCGATTGTTGATGCATTTTGGACATTGACGAATAACAACAGTTTCAATTGGACGGCCACAACCAGTACACTTCTTCATAAAATACTCCTAAAGTTAAAAGATAAAACTCACCTACAAACACACACACACACTAACTCAAATCGCGTCGTGGGTATCCGCCACGATATTCCCAATCTGGCTCTGGTTCGTACTCAGTAGGGTCTTGCGGCCACAATCGTTGCGACAACGAGCGACGCGAATCAACAACGGTTCGGTCATCATCGTCCCACGGTGCTGGAATTCCTGAATCAATAATATCAGGATGGCTATTCTTGCGACTCACAAACTTGCCACCATTACCGCGAGCAGGCGAAATATATTGTGGGGCTGGTTTGCAAAGCAAGTGCTTGCCAACAGTTGCGGTATAAACCTGCGACCAGTACGGCCAATCCTTTTCGAACTCACTGGCCCAAATACCAGTCTTGGGGCAGTATTGCAAGTCGCCCGATTTCTTGACTACGCGATGAATAGGCGATTCGCCATTCTCGCTACCGTAGATAAGAAACACGCCCGACTTGGGAAACAGATTGCGTTTTTCTGCTCCCTCGATACCAAACTTGCCGATACATCGAGCAAGAGCAGCGGTATCGCTACCACAGTTAAGATAATTGGCAAGCGGTACTCCATCATTCCACGTTCCATTGTGGCACAGCCAACCCTTGAACTTGTCACCGTTGATACGGTGCGGATGGCATTGCTTGTCGCTACTCCAGCCTACGCTAATCTTGCGAGTATGATAGTAAACCGACCAACCCTTTTTGATAAGTTTCCAAGTTTTGATAACGATAGCATCGTTGTCTAACTTGACACCCTTCTCGCTAAACTCCTCACCATTGGGACCAACGGCAACGAATCCGTTACCATCGCCACCAAACGACTTTTGCAGCATATGCAAAAGGTCCACCAAATCAGTACGGTTTACTTTGCAGTTGCCCGGAATATAAGCCAATCGACACATAATAAAATTCTCCAAAAAAAGTGAGTGTGTGTACGTTCTATCGAACGATAATTAGAATCCAAAATTTACCAGTTTGCCACCAGCACATTCGCGAGCGAGCAAATACTTGGAACCAAGTGTTCCCGGTTCCATATAATCTACAAACTTCTTGCTAGGAAGATTATCCCAACCTTGGGTTCCGAGAATCGCGGCGTTTACCATTTCACGCAAACGCACAGCGACTTCGACCCAACCTTTGACTTTCCACGGATTGACCGTTCCGCTATGAATCCGTAGTTCGACCGTAGGAACACGGTGCGAAACAGATAGCCAAGCATAGTGAGAATGTAAACTATTGGTTACGCTTGTCAACGGCGAGCAATAGTGGTTCGTGCGGCGAGTTTTGGGAACAATATCAAAAAAGTATTCTTGAAAGTTTGTTGCCAATGCCCACAAACGATAACGGGCGTTACAGCTTGACCAGTTCGCATCGCTTCGACGCTCTAATCCAACGCTGACACCATTGGGCAATCCCATATGAACATGAAAACCGCAGCTACGATTAACCTTTGCACCAGCAAGGCCAGCACGTTGAGCAGTATCGGCGGCGATATTGGTAATCTTACTGGCATCTTGCACCAGCTTGATTTCCGCACCACCATAGGGTAAACTGGCATCGGTACATGCAAAGCGGGCAACTTGTGCCAAACGGCTTGCGGATTCTGGATGAATCATTTCGAGTTCGATACCGATAGGATTCGCCCATCGTGAACTACATCGCGGACGCGAATTATAGCTCTTAATGCGACGACTTGGAGCGTGCGACTTGCAGAAACCATCGTAGCTAATAGCAACACTAGCACAATTGGTATTCTTGCACGTTTTGACGGGCGGCAACTGACAACTAACAACACGGCGAGGCATAACTAACTCCTAAACATTGTGTGTGACTTACTCTCTCATTATACTTTATCGACCGCGAAGGTCAAGTGGCTTGAGAGAAAAAAAAGAAAAAAGTTTTCTGTCCCGAGCGGGAATAACTTTTGCGGTTTGCCTAGAATTTTCCCGAGCGGGAATGGCACAAAAGTTGCTTTGCTTGATTGACGTAAGTCCTAGCGGCACAAGGACTTAGGGCTCGGCGGGCGGGCCTATTTATTCTCGTTCTCTCTATACAAAGGATAGTCCTGTTCATTTTTAGCCAATTTATTCGCAAATTCCAGAATCTCGCGTTCGCTCCAACCGCTGAAATAACCCCTCATATGAATTTGGGTCAATTCATTACTACGAGTATTCTCATAATACTTCTGGACTGCTTCTATCCAATTTTTAGTTGCTAGTTGTAGTGGGTTTTCGGTCATTATTTATTCTCTAATGAAGGTTCCTTATATTCAATAACAAAACTACCAACAGGGCCGCCAAAACCTTATACTTTATTCATCTGCATAATCAAAATCGTACCAAGGAAAATCATCGTATTGGTCAAGAATTTCATATTCCAATTCTGTATCGGAATAATGTTTAAGGTCGGCTTCTATTCCGCCACGAACATATTCAATAAGTCCTTTAATATCCATTCCATCGATGGTACGGTCGATATATTCGGCAATAATTAGGTCGCGGTTGTGCTTATTCACTTTCATTTTGCATTCTTTCTATTTCACTAACAAAAGCTTGTCGTTCTTTTGCTCGCTCTTTTCGTTCGGTATAGCTAGATGGACCTTCTCCAGAGAGTTTCTCGGCCAGATGGTTCAAGTCATCTTGGAGTTTTTCTAATCTTTTTGCAATGTCGTTTTCTAATCTTTTTGCAATGTCGTTAGTCATTTGCTTCTTTCGTAATGTAAATAATGGGTTGTCTTTCTTTCAAATTTTTATAGTAATTGAGCATATGCTCATAAGTGGTTAACTCGGCACTTTGTGCATTATACAATGCATCACCTTCGTTGTCAACAAAAGTTTCGTAAAGATACGGATTATAGTAAGCATACTCAGCAGTAGCGTCACTAACAGGGGCGATTCTGCTGTCTGAATGAATTGTAAAATTCTCCAATTCGCATACAATGTTGGCATGAACATTTTTGCGACCATCGCGACGAACACGGCGGCATCCAGCAGCACTCACTCGAAACTCAGGATTCAAAATGCTGGCATTTCGGAAGTGGGCGAAAACTTTGCCGTTTCGTTTTGCACTGAAACAACGCTTATGTAAATTCCAGTAAATATAAACTTTGGCGTTCAAGATACAGTCCTTTCGATTACTATTGAATCGTCATAATTTGCACCAAACGTAGATGCGTCATTTGAGTTTTTGAAAACGGCGGCATTTACAAAAATATGTTCGCGGCCAATTACCTTAAAACAAATTACAACAAAGACCTTCATTCACTCACCTCCACGCCAAATGGGGTACCATCGTCAAATGAAAAGTTCTCAAAGCACCATTGCCATTTGAACCCGTGATAACCTAAATCGCTGTATCGTGTTGGCGGGTAAATATCATTTCCTTGTGGGTCGTATGCGATTCGCCTTGTCCACCTATCCCGATGCGGCTTAAACTCCTCAGCACTGGCAAACGGCCTGTATTGCTTTGGCCGCTCGATTTTGCGGACGATGAGGTAGCAAGCGGCCATCAAATCACCGCTTGACCTTTCCACCATCCCAGTGCCACCTATAAATAATTCGCAAGCCTCTGGCCTGCCAATCCTCACAATGTCATAGCCTTCCGGCAAACCTTTAATCTTAATCATTCGTTCTCCTTTATCAAAGCGTTAAATACATTTGTAGGAACACGTAAAACAAAACTGTAATCAGGCGAGCCATCTTTAATAACATTTGCTTGCCTTTCAAGCCTGTTGTACGCTCCATCAAAATACATACTATCAAAATTTTTGCGAATATGACTTTCTGTGTCACCCATATTACCATTGTGATAAATATATGTGTATTTGTTATCGCTAAAAATTTCAGTAAATCCGCGACAACGAACAAGAGTCTTTACGCTCATTCCCGACTCCACTTTAATCTTTGTGCTGCGCGAGTACGCTCACGCCGTTTACGCTTATCCTGCCACTTGCCGCAGCGAAATACTGGCGGATTGTGACCCGTTGCCACTTTGTTGATTTTAATCTTCATAACGCAAGTATACCACACTAAACCGCATTGTCAACCTCTGATTCATAAGTTTCAAATGCGTCGTAGTTCATTTTTTGGTAATAATTACTCCTAACAAACTTATTTGCCAGTTGAGCAGAACTAAACAAATAAATATTGCTGAGTTCCAAACGCCAATGGGCATCACGCTGGACTTCGTAAAAACACGCTACACACCAAATTTTCACGTTACGTTCCTTTGAAGCAGTTTGTCAGTTACCACTCAATTATGGTATACATAGCAACGATTGGGATTGCCCACACGGATGGGGGCTCTTGACAATAAAATGTAACTTTATAACCAAGTGCCTCAAGAATCTTTTTTGCTTTTTCCCAATCTTCTGTTCGGCTGTATCCACCATCAATCCACAAATCTCGGTCTTCTTTGTGCTCCCAACCAGTTATTAATGAACGTTTACGTTCGCTGGCGTTTTTCTTGATTGATTCACACAAAAGCTCAACTTTTTCTTCAACTGATTTTCCGGCCAATTTCTTTGCTTCTGCTGCTGTAAAGTATTTGCTCATAACTTTCTCCTTGTTATTTCTTTAACGTTAGTTACCACCACGAATTATAAACAACAGTGTAACCGTTAATAATTGAATCGCGAGCCGCGTCGATAAATTTCTCGTCTTGTTCTTTGTAGTATTCGTCGGAATCTGAACCAAAGAAAAAGCCGGTCGTGCTTGGTAAAGCACCTTTATTAATATCACGCTCTAAACGGTTCAAATCTTCGAGCGTCAATTCAACATCAACGCAGTTGAAAGATTCAGCGTCACCACCCTTTTCGCGGTATAGATTTTCCATCCAACCTTGCAAATTGGGGTGCTTTCGCCAATAGGCGATTTCGTTTTTTTCTGGATAGCGAATAAATTCTTGGTCCTTGCCAAGCCAATTTTTATCGATATACTTTTCAGGTTCACCCTTACGTGCGAAAGCATACTGGTCCAAACCCATAATTCAATCTCCAAAATGTGTGACTTTAACTTACTTCCTTAGTATACATTATCGACCGTCCTTGTCAAGAACTTCAGCCGAGAGAATTTCGTTGTATGGAAACATAGCGTTCCAACAGCGGTCGCAAGTTCCACTCATAATCAGTTCGCGTTGGTCAGCAGTAAGTTCTGGCATTGCGTCCTGAATCAAAGCTTCTCCCCTAATCCACTGAAGAAAACCTTCACAGTTAGGCTTGACGCGGTATGGTTCGTGGCATCGCCAGCAGTTAATTTCAATCGTAAAATTTTTATACATTGCGTTCTCCTTGCTTCCTATTATACATTATCGACACAGAATGTCAACCGACTTGAGAAAAAATTAAGAAATTTTTTTGTTGACGTAAGTGCTAGGGCCACAAGGACTTACGACGCGGCGGGTCGGCCCGCCGACCTAGCGGTTTCCGTTGAGATGGTATATTTTCTGCACAAAAATAAATGCAAGAACTAGCCCAATAAGTATGCCCATTATATACTCTTTAGTTCTTCGATTTCTTCGTTTGTGGCAAGAACAACAAACATATTCCAATTTTCAAAACTCTTGCCAACTTCTCGGACGTATGGCAAAAGTTGTTCGCTAAACTCTCGATGAGTATATAGCTGTCCAGTCGCGGGATTAAACGGGCTGAACTGCTCGATATACCGCACAATTGTACCAGTTTCGGGACGCTCTAAAGTCACCACAAAATCCAACATTTCACCACTCGCAACCGGAAGTTTCTTTTTGCGTTTAGCCACGTTACGTTCTCCTTTTCAATCATTCTACCATGCATTTTGCTAAAGTCAAATAGGCCAGCAGGAAATCGAATCCCATCATCGACCTTATAAGAGTCAAGTCCGCAACCAGCGGCTGGCCCATACCGCTAGTATATCATACCCCCAGTGCTTTTTCAACGTCTGCAAGACTAAATTGTGCCACTTGATTACTGCCGTTTACGGCAACAATCGTCCATCCTTCAAACGCGGCATCAAGTCGATACTCGCGGCCAGTCCATTCGACACCATTCACAACAAAAGTTTGCCCCAAACTAAACAGCTTCTTCGTCATATTTTTCTCCCAAAACTAAACGCCAATCAAAAAAATCACTATCTACGCCATAGCGGTACAGTACGTCAAAATCTTCTTGTTCTATCCAATAATTACTTTGCTCTTGCCTAGGAAGCTGTTGCCATTCCTTTAGCGTTATTCTTTTTGGGTCGCCGTTTCCATAATAACACATTTGTGTTTTTTCGTCAAGCTCTATCCATCCGCTAAATTCAAGAAAAGTTTTCACTGCGCAAAACTCCCAATGTTAAACGTAATACAAATCAAGTAACCAAACAGCCAACCGCCAGCCGCAATGCTACTCCAAAAAAGTACGTCCCAAAGCAGTACTAAATGTCTACCGCACCACAAACAAACAGTGGCACGGTCTTCACGAATCATTTTAGCATATCGCAAGAGTTTGTCAAGTAGTTGCATTACAACACAACTTTCATGTCGCCTATTATCGGTATGTCGCCATACATATACTGAATGTTGTCAAGATTAAAATCTTTTTCCATTAGGAAATCAACGATATTATCTTCGCTTTCGCATAACTCCTTAGTTACGGTAAAGATATGACATATGCCGATGAGAAAATCCAATACAATCAGTTTCACGTTTCATTTCCTAAAAGAAAAAGCTCGCCGTTCGTTTTATCCACCAGCAGCAGAACGGCGAAGAACTGTTGGGGCGACACGCTAGCTCGTTTAGTTTGCTGCCGTCTGACGACAGGAGGGCTAAACTTTAATGCCGATTCGCGGCAAATGCCGCCGCATTGGGCCTATCATCCTATTTATACTCGCCCAATCGAGTCGTGCGGATTTTGTTGGTTTGTTCCGCACCTTAGCGATTGTCTGCTGACCGTCGCCGTTGCAAGCGTAGCAATTAAAGACCAGCTACGCACTTGCTGACCGAAAAGGACTTCATGATTCCGCTGTCTTCGCGGACGGTAATACCACGCCCATTCGGTCCAGTATAACTGCGAACCTTTACACCATTTACGGCCCGAAGAACATTCTTCTTGCCACCAACAGGATACAGGAAAGAAACCTTACGCTCGTTACGCTTGCCGTACAAATCAACCATCATAGCACATTCTCCAAAAAAGTGAAACATCATTTACAATATCATTCTAACATACTTATCGTCTATGTCAAGTCAAAACTTAAGAAATTTTTTAGCCGTTGTATATCCCCACTAAAATTAAGCTCATGAGTAAAATAAAACAACACCAAACAGTAATTGTTCCTGCCCAAAATAAAAGTCTTTGTCTAATTTAAAGCCTCCAATTCTTGTGAAGCAAACCACACTAAAGCGTCGCAAACATCTTGATATCTTACAGTACGCATAAACACAACATCGCACACCAAGTCAGTATACCATTCAATATCGGTATTTTCAAGGTCGAACATTAGCTCATCGGGCGTTGTTTGTTCCAAAATTTCGCAAATAATTTCATTCTTAGTCATTTGTAGCATTATCGTTCTCCTTTTCCCACATTATACATCGCGTAATAATAACCTCTAGCTATGTCTGAAATATGGTCGAAAATTCTGCCGCCTTCATCGATATCTTCGATGCTAAAATCTGCTGCTCTTGCGAGTCTGGTGTTCATTGGGCCATCACCAAAGCCATGTTGTTTAATAATCGCAACTGGGCAATTGAATCGAGCAAAAAGCACAGCGAGTTCGGCAAACGACTCAATGGTGATACTCAGGGTGACGGGCTGGAAATCAGGCTTTGCGGGCGTTACTTCAACTTTCATTTCGTTTCTCTTTTTTCTCTATTATACTATATCGGCACACTTTCTCTATTATACTATATCGGCACACAATGTCAAGGAACTTTAGCAGAAAAAAAGTTTTTTTTCAATCGTTGTAACTCCTTGGGGCTCTAGGACTTAGGGCGGCGCGGGCCGGGCAAACTTTGGCCCAAATGCTGGGGCAATTCAGATTAGTTTGAGTAAGACTACCTTAAATTTCGGCCAAAGAAAAAAAAGTAAATCGGTTTTGTTTAGCATAGACACTATGTGTACAGGTGTTCACCTGTCAAAATGAAATATGGTACTTCGAGGCCGTTTTCCGCTGAAGACAGAACCGCTAAGGCTTCTCAAATCCTTGACGTTAATTCGCCTACCTCTTTTCCCGAATATAGGGGGTTTTTGAATGGACCCCATACCATACCCGCGACTTGGGCGGGATTTGCGGGTCAAGCCCTATTCGTCGTATTGCCAGTAGTGCGAGTCATCGCCACCGTAAAGGTCGATGGGGTCGCTGTCGAGGAGGTCATCACCCTCTGGGTAGCAAGCCTCTTGGCCGTCATACCACTCTTGGTATTCGTTCCAATCGGCAGCGGTGGGTTGATAGTCCAATTCGTCGGAATGTTGGTTGGTGCTGAAGCTGTCCATTTTCAATTCTCCAAAGTGTGTGACTGATACGCTGATTATACCAAAGAAAAAACAACTGTCAAGGGGTCAATCCCAAATTTCGGAAATAATTTTTCCGTTGTGAGAAATCCGAACCATACCCAGAACGGGAACGCCGCCACCACGCGAGCCGGTTACAATCTGGCTACGGTCGTAGCGGTGACTGCCTTGGCCGCGAGCCTTGGCAAAAGCCCGCTTAACGCTACGGTCGAAACCGATGCAGGTTTCAGTACCATAACCGCCTTGACCACAAAAGGGGCCGTAAACAGTGGCAATTTCTACTTTGTACATTTTTTTTCTCGCTTGTGTGATTGACTTCCTTATTATACAATATCGGCTAGGTTTGTCAAGAGTCTGAAGCAAAATAAAAAAAGATTCTTGAAATTTATTTTTTTTCACTGGCACACGCTTTGCCTACTTGACTGACGTAAGTGCTTGTGGCTCTAGGACTTACGACGCGGCGGGACGGCCCGCGCCCTGTACGCGTGTACACTATACGAATCGCGATACTATACTTCCAACAAATGGAATTTTGATTTTCCAATTTTGTCGCTCGCGATAAAATGTTTTTATTCCGTTGCGAGTTTTTATAGTGTCAAGATGTTGCGACCTTTCAAAGTTAGCATCGCGTTTTCTATAAGGTCCGCATAAAGAATTGATTGATAAAGGTTCTTTTTTAGTATCGCGTTCGCGTTCTAAAATTCCCCAACGAATAACCGAACCATCCACTGGCTGCTTGTAAGAAAATATAACCAAACTTTTCATTCTGAATTTTTCCATGATAGTGCTAAAAATAAAATTGTCGATATAACTACAATCAAAATATAAATCACGTTTTACCCCTTATCGTGAATAAGCAAATTCAACTCCGTTCCTTTTCAATTCGCGAATCGCTGCGGCTGCTTCGCTGCCTGCTGGCTGAATACCGTGAATGAGAAGAGCAAAATCGTGGTTTGCCGTTTCTGGGTTGGCGGCATGTTCGTCGGTGTGGTCAATTTCCAATCCGAGTTCAGCGGCTGATTGTTCGTTGTAAACAACGACAGCTTTCCGCAAATTATATTCTTGAATTAAATTATCTTCGCTTCCGCCTTCGCTTGCGGTCAGAATCATATTCGCGGGAATAACTGCAATGCGGCTGACCCAATAACGCAGGCTTTTTGTATAAGCGTAAAATAGAACGTTCGGATTGTTCATCGCAACCATCACCCAAGCGTCGAAATAATCTTGATTGAAAAAGTCTCCCGCAACGTGAATGCGAACAACTCCAGCATTTTTGGGCAGAGAAGAATTTAACATATCAAAAATTTCTTGGTTGTCTTTCATCGCGGTCAGAATTTCCGTATTGTGTTTGCGTAGCTCATAAACGTTTGTATATGTCGCTTCTTGACTTGCCGAAAAGCAGCGGAATTGAGTATGCGGACCATCAAAGATTTTACGCTTGCCGTCGATTATTTTTACTTTACTGCGGCATAATTTCGCGAATGGGCAAGTATGACCGGATAGCAAGTCGAAACTATAAACACGGCGACCGCGTGGCAAATACTTGGCAAGTGCGGCGACGAGTTTAAGGGCTTTAATCTTGACGTTAGCAGGTGAGAATTTCAGCATGACTTTTTCCTTGTGTGTGTGATTGACTTCCTCATTATACAGTATCGGCACTAGTTGTCAAGATACTTGAGAGAAAAATAAGAAAAAAAATCTTTTTTGTGTGGCATGGGTTTTGCCTACTTGACAGACGTAAACCCTTGAGGCTCTAGGACTTACGGCTCGCCGGGCCGCCCGCCGACCTGTACAGTTGTACACTATAGCGTGTTCAAAACCATTTTATAAAATCCAGAATTAGAAAAGTAACAGCCATTATACTACAATACAAAAACCCAACCATCCACAATATTATAAAAAACGATTTAAAAAATTTCATTAGCACTCGTCTGGTTCGGGATAGCAAAATCTATCGCCAACAGTTTCTTCGATATGAGTCCAACGCTCAACTTCTTTTAAGTTAGTAAATACCCAATCCCAAGGTAATTCCTCACAACTTACAATCCAATAATTCAATCGGCGGGTTAACTTATAGCCCATTGCTTCAAGCCGTTTTGCAATTTTTTTACTGTTCATTATTCTACTTCCAAATCGTCGCGGTCGATATGACCAGCGTGAATCATTCCTTCAATCATTGCACATTCATTACGATAGAGTTGCAATTCGTCGCGTTCGCCAATATTGTAATCAATTTCTTGACCGGCTGCAACTGTAGCGGCATACTTTTCGATGTTGCGAGCTTTGAGAGCTTTGAGCTTGCGATGTTCGGTGATACCATCGCGTTCGTCGAGTAGTTCGTTGAGACGTTCGATTGTGCGACCACCACGAACGTCATCATGCAATTCAGTTGGCAACCAACTGTTTGGGATTTCGATAACGGATTCGATAGCGGCTTGAAATTCGCGGATAGCTTGTTGAGTGTTCATTGTGTTTTTTCCTTTTGTGTTTGTGTGATTAACTTATGCTCTGATTATACCAAACCGACAGCCATTGTCAAGAGCGGTAGACCTTTTTTTCCAGAATTTTTTTTCCAGCTTCTTCAGCGGCTTCGCGGGTTGTGCGAGTTGCCACCAGTTGGCCGTTAATGTAAACTTTGAAAAAAGAACCGGTTAGGGACTTGTTGGTTTTGGTTTCGGTGATTGTCATTTCGTTTTTCATTTTCATTTTCCTTATGCCTCTATTATACACTATCGGCTGGATTTGTCAAGAGTCTTGAGCCCAATTCTGGAAATTTTCTGGAAAATTTTTTTGTTGACGTAAACCCTTGTGGCTCTAGGACTTACGTCGATTGCGGCCCGCCCGGCCACTGTACACTTGTACACTAGTTGTTCATCTGATGATGCCCCTGATTTTATCCAATTCGGCCCGTAATTCGACCGCATTTTCAAGCAGAGCAATAGCCGCCTGAAGTAGTTCATCATACGACATACTTTCCAGGCTTTCAATTTCGTTTTTCATATTTCGTATCCCAATGCCATTTCTGAAAGATATTCGTCAACGTATTGTTCGATTTGTTCTTGCGATGGTTTCATCGAGCGAAATCGAATCGCCCCAATAAATTCGCCGTTGACATCAATCCACAATTCCTTCAAACGTTCGCGGTCGCCGTCATATACAAACGTCGCGATTTCATAACTATTGTAATCAAATTTTTCAATCATATTTTTTCCTTTGTTGTGTTGTGTGTTGTTATTATACAGTAATTATCGGCGTTGTCAAGCGTGTTTCTTGACTTTTTTCACAAGATAATCCAAACTTTTTGAAGTGAGAACCACATCGCCCTTCATCGCGACATAATACTTGTCGGCGGTATCGTGTTGACGAACATAAAATTTAAAACCGTTGATAATCATTTTCGTTTCCTTTGTGTTGTGTGATTCTATTATACAGTATCGACAAGATGTTGTCAAGAGCTTTAGATAATTTCTTGAAACTTTTTTTCGATATATTTCAGATTATCTGAGCGATTTCTGCAATTATTTTGAGGACTTGCAGATTCACCATAAGAAATCCAATAACGTTTTGACAGTGCAAAGAATTGTTTTGTACCTTCGCCACCATCGACTAGGTTAACTTTTGCACCAAATTTTGTGATTTTACTTTTTAGAATTTTCATTTTTTTTCCTTAATTCTTATTACTCTATTATACCATATTTATCGTCATTGTCAAGCTAAATCTTTAGCAGAAACTTTTCTTTCCCCAGCAAGTTTCTGTTTTTGATTTTTACTTTCCATACCACTATATAGAGCGAATCCCGTGCCAAGTCAAAAATTAAGCACAGAATTTTTTTCCTGCTCAAAACACGCGGTTTTCGTGCCTAAAATTTAAGCAGCGTTGCTGGGTGTACAGAAACTGCTCATTGGCTGCATAGATTCTGCTCATTGGCATGTACAATCTTTGTTCACTTGCCGATTGGCATGACGATTGCTCTAGAGAATTGACGTAAACCCTTGCGGCTCTAGGACTTGCGACTTACGGCGGCGGCCCGCGTTGACCTAAGTCCTTGTGGCTCTAGCACTTAGGGCGGTTGTTTTGCGCAGTCTGTTTACATAGGGTCAGACAGTGGCGTTTTGTTCACTATGATATTTTTCTACAATCATTCGAGCAGCTTGTTTTTGGATGCAAAGATTATCAGATAGGCTGTAATATCGTGAACCATTAGCAGCAGCCCAAAGTTCTTGGTCAACTGCCGACATTATATTCAGTTGGTCCCATGAATACAATGGGATAGTGTTAAAATTAATATCAAGCTTTTCAGCTTCAATTAATCGATTAACTCCATATTTTCCCTTTACGCAAGTAAGAATCCACTGATTAACAAATTGACCGTAATATTCTTGGTGCGAACATTCACCGGCAAGATATTGGGCGCGTGTAAACATTATAATTTTTCCTTATACTTCGTTTTCATAATTTGCAACTAGGTGAGCGTAATATTCGGTGTTCCGCATTTCTTCACAGAAATCAGAGGAGAAATTTTCGGGCCGCATTTTGGATAGAATGCGATAGCCTCGGCTCCACTGGCCACTATGATAATCCATTAAAAAAACGGCAACGGCAAAACGGTCGAACATAATTTTCCTTTCGTTACGACAATTCAACTTCTTCAATCCAATAACGATTTTCTTTTGCGAATTTTTCAGCTTCTTCTTTGTTATAAAAAGCTCGAATCATGGTTTGCCCAAGACCCTTATCCGCTTCGATTGCAATGTAAATTTTCATTTTTCGTTTCCTTGTGTGTGTGTGTGTGTTGTATTTATAATTATTGTAAAATTATTACCAGTGAACCTTAACCGCGTTGATTGCATCATTTAATGCGTTCAGTTTGGAAATGTATTCACTGCTCAAACAACCGCGACCATTTTCATGACCTACAATATCAGCCACAATTCGTTGTTGCAATTCGTTAATCAACTTGTAATCAGTAACGTGCGGAAGGTGAGCAATAGCGGCTTTTTTGAGTAGTTCTGTTTTCATGTTTTTTTCCTTTGTGTGTGTTCTTATTATACTTATCGGTTACAAACTGTCAATACCATCAATCAAATTTTTGAGATATTCTTTTCTTTTTTCGTCAGCAACTTTGCGAGCATGATGCAGAGTTCCGCAGATTGCAACAACCGAACCGGCGATTTCTACAGTGTAATGAAAGCCGTAGCCGCTAGTTGCTTCGTGGGGGATAATTGAGATAGTCATTTTTATTTTCCTTGTTGTGTTATGCTTCTATTATACAGTATCGGCTAGAAATGTCAATAGACTTGAGCAGAAAAAAAGAAATTTTTCTAGGAATTTTTTGAATTGACGTAAACCCTTGGCGCTCTAGGACTTACGGCGATTTGGGTCGGCCCGGCAGGTGTACGCTTGTACACTAGTGTATAAAAAGCCTCTTTTGGAATAGAGAGGCGAACTATGCTCGCGACTTGGGCGAGGCTTGTGGGTCAAGCCCTTAGAAGGGAAGGTCATCGGCAGGAAACTCGATAGGCCCGTATTCAACCCCGATTTCATCGTCGCGAATCGGCAAGCTGTCAAGCCACATTTGAAACTCCAGCCAGTCCGATTGCTTGGGTTCGAATGGCATTTCGTCGCACTGAATGTTGTCAAAGCTGTCCATTGTCGTTTCCTTGTGTTGTGTTTCGTATGTTGTTATTATACTTATCGGCAATCGGTTGTCAATAGCTTTAGGAATATTTTTTAGAAATTTCTTGAGCGTGTGACAATGTACCGCAATTCGCAACGGCAATTCCGTTAACCTTTACGGTGTACCAGTAAGCTCCCCAGCAAGTGTTAACCTTGACAATCTTGACAGTGTTCATTTTCGTTTCCTTTTGTTGTGTGTTGTTGTTTCTCATGTCCTTATTATACATATCGGCAAAACACTGTCAATAGCTTTAGAACAAAAAAAGAAATTTTTTTCAGAATTTTTCCTGTTGCCATAAGTCCTTGTGGCTCTAGGACTTACGACGATTTGGGTCGGCCCGACTAGTATACGCGTGTACACTATTTTACAGCTGTACACTACCAACCGTTTCGTCGGTATTCATCGTTTACTTGGCAAGAAAATGCCGGATGAAATTTTCTACTTGCTTTGCGTTACTTGGATAACCGCGAAACTTGCCAACACGTTCACCGTTAGCGTCGATGTACCACTCGGCTACGCGGTCGTCTTCTTTGTCGAACCAAGTAGCTACAAAAGTGGTTCCGTTGATTGTCAAGCTGAATTCTGTTTCGTTCATTCTTTTTTCCTTTGTGTGATTGTCTTTTGTATGCTTCTATTATACTATATCGGCATCCATTGTCAAGAGCGATAAGTCTTTTTTGCCAAAATTTCTTGAGAAAGTTTCTCGGCTTGTTCGCGTGTCGAGCGATAGCCTACGCTAATCCCGTTAACGTAAACTTTGAACCAAACGCCGTTGATTGCCTTGGTTGTCTTTTCTTCGATGATTTTAACGTTGTGTTTCATGTTCGTTTCCTTTGTGTGATTAACTTGCTTTCGATGTCTCTATTATACCATATCGACAGGAAATGTCAATAGCCTACAGCCAAAATCAGAAAAAAAAGACAAAAATTTCCGAAATGCCCTAGCTAGGGGGTGGTATTTTATGTTCAGGAAAAAAAGTGGATTTCCCCTTGACAAACGCCGGGGTGGTTCAGACTAAATTGCCCATCAATATTTGTAAATGTCTTAGCTAAACCAAATTGATTACACATGGTTGTTGATAAAAAAACCGCTGAAATTGCTTTCAACGGTTCCGTTTCGAAAACTTTTGCAACTGTGTTGCATTAGCCTTCGGGAGTTTCGGGAACTTCTGGTTCGGCTGGTTCGGCTGGTTCGACCGGAGCTTCTGGCTCTGGTGTTGGGTCAGCAACTTCTTCGGTTACAACCAATCCAACTGCTCCGGGTGTAGCAGGAGGAATTGTGTCAACCAAAACAAACTCGAACGAGCTTGCACTTGATCGGTTTCCAGCGTCGTCAATGTCAACTAGTGTACCAACAACAGTGCTGTTGTCGGAACCAGAAAACTCAGCGCTTTGTGCGGCGTCAGCGCCCAAGACGTACAAAGCTGGTTCAGCACCAGCAATCGAAACGAGCAGTTCGCGGGCCACAACGTCGGCAGCACCCTTGGCTGGCAGCGACAAATAAAACTTTAACATATTCTTTTCTCCATCTTTAAAAACAGGAAATACAACTCCGGGCTTGCGGCCCATTTTTACAGCTTTGACTAATTCTTTTAGAGTTAAATTTAAATGGTGCAATTCCACCAGCACTAAAAATAGTCCCAGCAAACACACAAAACCCAGTACAAAAATGTTTATCATTGATTCGTCCATACTTTGACCCTTAAACTTTTCTCTGCTATAACATACGCAAAAATTTCGAAATTTGTGTATATTTTACTGTTTGGAGATATAATGATACAAAAGGAGAAATATAATGAAAAATTTAAAACCAAAAAATCTTTTTAATGTCGAAGCTGTTGACACCGACGAGCTACGCAAATCAATTGCCCGCGACCTTGAGTTGCCGGATCGCCCACTAACAATAGACGAACTTGCGCGTTTGCGGGCGGTTGAAAATTCTGAAACAATGCAACCAGTTATTGACTGGAGTTTTCAGTATCAACCAGACCCAGCCGATCTACGCCGCGAAGAAGAGCGTTTGATTGATGAAATTGACGAGGAGCTTAATGAAAATACCTGATGGATTAAACGAACAGGAAGTTATTGCCACTATTCAAAAAATTGCCAAAAGATTAGCCCCAAAATATGTTTTTGCTGGGTATGAAGTCGAAGATATCGAACAAGAAGCTTTTCTCATTGGATTTGCTGGGCTAAAAAGTTATGACCCTACTCGCCCACTGGAAAACTTTATGTACACGCATATAAACAATCGTTTGAAAACATTTAAACGCGATAATTACTACCGCATGGACTACGGAACCGAGGCCGAAAAAATACAACACCAAAAGCGCGACTTGCTCGAACCTGTTAGTATCGACAATGTTTATACAATGCACACCGCGCCCGACGTAAACAACGATGCTTATGTAAAGGAAATACTCGAACTTATTGATCGTAAACTCCCCACACATTTGCGTCGTGATTATTTAAGATTACAGTCAAACTCTCCTCTGCCCAAAGGCCGCAAGGCCAATATTATAAATATTATCGAGCAGATTATCAATGGCGAACTTGACGAGTTGACATAACACAAGGAAAGCAATTTGAAAAAAGGTAGATTTTCAGTTGAAGAAATGTCCTATATCGAGGCCAATGCCGAGGTATTGTCGATAGAGCAAATCTCCCAACAACTCGACCGCGACCCTGAAAGTGTGCGCGAGTGGATCAGCAAAAAAATAGGCTTTTCGGCCAAGCAAAAGCAAGAAGCTGCTGTTGCCAACGAGCTTAAAACCAAGCCATATTATCGTGAATTAAAACATCAGTTCAATGAAGACGAGCTTGAAATGTTTGAGTTTCATTTTAAAAAGATGTGGAGTCAGTTCAAGGACGATGTGTTTCATACCGAGGAAATGCAAATCATTGACACTATAAAGTTGGAAATTTTGATGAATAGGATTTTGAGGAGCCAGCAAGAAAATCAAAACGAAATCTCGACGTATGAACGTCTCGTTCAAGAAGAGAAGGCTGTGGATAAAGATCAACGCGATATGGAATACATCATCCAGCTTGAACGTCAGGTGGCGGTTTTGCGGGCTTCGCAGGAAACGCTTTCGCGTGATTATAAAGATTTGCAAACACGCAAAGCAACAATGCTGAAAGACTTGAAGGGAACACGCGAGCAACGCATCAAGGCCATCGAAGACAGTCGCGAAACATTTGCAGCACTTGTAAAACAAATTGCAACCGATTCAGAATTTCGCACAAGGATTGGGTTGGAAATGGAAAAAATGCGTCTTGCCATGCATCACGAAAAAGAAAAACTGAGTGAATATCATCGGTACGAGGACGGCACGATTGACCAACCATTTTTAACTTCTGAAACATTAATCAAGGAACAATAAATGAAGAAAGCTTTAATTTGGGGTATTACTGGACAAGACGGAAGTTATTTGGCCGAGTTGCTTTTGGCAAAAGGGTATGCAGTTACGGGTGTAACTCGCCGTGTGAGTGTTAATACACTCGCTCGTATTGAACACCTTCTGCCCAAAATAAATATCGTCGAGGGTGACATTACCGATGGTTTTAATGTCAGTAAAGTTATAGAAGATTCTCAGCCCGATGAAATCTACAACCTTGCCGCTCAGTCGCATGTTGGTACTAGTTTTAAACAACCGAGTTTAACATGGGATATCACAGCCGGTGGAGTATTGAATATACTTGAAGCGATACGATACTCGTCACGAAAAAGTGAAATTCGATTTTATCAAGCCAGCAGCAGTGAAATGTTCGGGGCTTCTTACGATGAAACTTACGATGAATACAATGGGCCAGTATTAAAATTCCAAGACGAAGATACCAAGTTTTTACCGCAAAGCCCTTATGCTATTGCCAAACTGGCCGCACATCATTTGGTGCGAAACTATCGTGACAGTTATGGAATACATGCTAGTAGCGGCATTTTGTTCAACCATGAGTCAGAACGTCGCGGCGAACATTTTGTAACACGCAAAATTACAAAATGGATTGGCGAGTATGTAAGATGGAGCAATAAATACAATAAACTTGGCGATATTGCTTTCGATGACCATTATATAATTGCCACAAGAGATTCTTTTCCGAAATTACGTTTGGGTAATTTGGATGCAAAGCGTGATTGGGGTCATGCTCAAGATTATGTAAATGCCATGTGGCTCATGCTTCAGCAAGAAACTCCTGACGATTACGTTGTTGCCACAGGGCAAACATACAGTGTGCGAGAATTTTTAGATGCTGCTTTTGCTCGGATTGGAATTGAAAACTGGGTGAATTATGTTGTGGTTGATCCACAATTTTATCGTCCATCCGAAGTGGATTATCTCCTTGGGATTCCAGCTAAAGCTGAAAGAGTGCTTGGGTGGCAGCGAGAAATTAGTTTTACTCAACTAGCAGAAAGAATGGTAGACCACGATGTCGAAGAAGCGAGATTACAGCGACCCTGTTTACAAGAGGTTTCGCGATGCTGTTCTAAAAAGAGACAAATTCACATGCCAAATGTGTAATAAAAAAGGTAAAAACTTAAGGCTGAATGTTCATCATATAATGAAATGGAGTTCAGCCAGTACTCTTCGTTACGATACAGATAATGGAATAACTTTATGCAAATTATGCCATAAAGATGTTACAGGGTTTGAATCACATTATATTTCATATTTTACAGAAAAGGTTAGGAGCAAAAAATGAATAATCTAGAGCAAGCTTTACAGCAAATTTTACAAGGCGGCGACATAACTATTGATTGTGACGATATTGTTGCATTCAATGAATTTTGCGGAAAGTACAATCGAAAATACGGTATTCGCTGTAGTTTAGATCAAGTAACAAACAAAGTCCGAATTCAAAAAACAGACAACCGTCCAATTGGTGAAGAAACTCCACCGTCGCCTCCTCCAGCGCCTCCTTCCGAGCCAGATATAAACGCATAAGTATGAGCAAGTATACTGTTATAAAAGATACGCGCGAACAAGAAGGTTGGTTTTTTTCAGAATACGATAAGTGCGAAGGAATGGAACTTGGCACTCTTCTGACTGGAGACTACACAATCAAAGGCTATGAAGATGTTATTTGTGTTGAACGAAAAGCTTCGGTATCAGAAATAGCAATGAATTTAGGCAGGAAGAAAGAAGCATTTTATAAAGAAGTGGAAAGAATGCGAGATTTTCCATTTCGTTATATTTTACTTGAGTTTTCTGCTTCTGATGTTATAGGCTATCCAACTAGTTTACTGAATGAACAAGAACAGGCGGCGTATCAAAAATATCTAGACGGTGGTCCGAAACCTAGCGGCAAAAAATTTGATATAATACAAGAAACAAAAATAACCGGAAAGTATTTGATCAAATGTTTACTCGAAATATCTATCAAGTATGAAGTTAATGTTATTTTCTGCGACAACAAACATAGCGCATTTTTAATTTGTAATAGTATTTTCAAAAGACTTACCGAACTATTCGATAAAAAGGACGAGGAAGATGCCGAAGGACAAAAACGATACGATTTCTGATATTCATGATTATAATCTTGATCTTGAAAATAGAATAATATACTTACACGAAAAAGAAGACGCTTCTGAAAATCAAAGCACTGGCGTTGATTTTAGAATGAGTCAAAATTTCATGAAGAATATCAATATCCTTCAAAGCATAAGTCAAGACCCTATTACAATTTACATGCAAACTATCGGTGGTGATTGGCATTCTGGTATGGGTATTTTTGATGTAATTAAATCGTGTAACTGTAGAATCACATTAATTGGTTATGGTCAAATTTGCTCGATGGGTACAATCATTATGCAGGCTGCTTATCGTAGAATACTGATGCCAAGTTGTATTTTTATGTGCCA